ACCGCAGAAGAGCAGCGTCAGGTCCGAGGGAACCAGGGTTTCTGCTGCTTCCTCTGGTTGGAAAGCGAATGACCTTGCAGGTTGATCACTGTGGGGTCACACCCTCCAGCTCGGCGGCGATGGCGAGAAGCGCGGCGCGTGTTTCTTCCCGCTCTTGTTCGACTACTCGCTCGCAACAGTTACCACAAAAGAACTCTGGGTCGTCAATGAGCGGCACCACCTGATCCGCAGCAGCACGCAGGGCGGCGGCGATTTGCTGGCGGCGGCGATCCTCATGGCTTTTGCAGTTGACGGGACTGAGTTGCCAAGCGGCGTCCCAAACAGCTTGCGCGGCGGGAGAGAGGTCAGCCATCAGCACCCTCCAGCTCGGCGGCAATAGCGAGGAGTTGATGGCGGGTTACGCGGCGCTGGATCTCATAAGCCCTGGGTGCGCCAGGCACAAAATCACTGTTTTGTTCTTCCGGCACCACCTGATCCGCAGCAGCACGCAGGGCGGCGGCGATGCTGGGGCAATCACGCAGGTCAGGCACAGCACGGAACGCATCCAGCACCGCCTGCGCGGCGGGACTTAGTGAGGTGGGGTTAGTCATGATTAAAAAAACAAACGGGCGTAACCTTCATTGATCCATTGCTCCTCAGCAGATTCCTTCTGCTGATTGAAAGACAGCTTCTCCAATGATTGGGAATTGTTCGCAGAAGATTTCTTTGATGTGTTCTGCAATGACTCGGTGTTCGAGTTGGGTTCCGTTGTCACAACGTAGTTGTAGGTAATGTATCCACGAACGGAGTGTTCCGTTCATGTATAGCTTAGTAGGAGTTGCAAGCGGCAGGATGCTACGTGCGCATTCCTTGGCAACACCACTGCTAACCATCTCACGATAAAGGTGTTCAGCATCTTCAAACAGCTGACTGATGCGACGGTAGTAATGGCTGATGTGCTCTGGATCTAGATCATCAATAGAGTTCTGTCTGTTCTTGGTATCTTGCCGACGCAGATGCGGCATGACACAAGAGCCTAGCTCACTGGTGTCTGCATAACGCTGGCTAAATTCCTGAAAGCTGAAAGAACGATGACGTAATATCTGAGCTGAGATAGCACGTGTTGTACTGATTTCAATACACATACCAGCCATCTCATATGGACTCCAGTGTTTATGCGTAATGAGATAACGCAATAACTTTGGAGCTGTATCCATGTTGGATTGATTCTTTGGTGCAGAAACTCGCGCCATATAGGTGATGAGTTCCTCTGCGTTAGGTGTTGCCCAGACCAAGGATACTGTCATTTGGATTCTTCAGTTTTGTTTTGAGATTCAATGCCAGCTTTATAGCCAAAGCTATAGGCAGTACTTACCAGGTAACGAACAACCTCATTTTGTTGTTTAAGTTTGTAATCTTTTGCCATAGCAATAATTTCATTGAAAGTTGTTTCGTCCATGGTTTGAAATAAAATCGGTTATTCCCCTGGAACATTAACAGAGGAGGTCAGCTTGGCAAGTTCATCAATAGGACAGATGCGATGTCTCGCATGAACCATTGGAGACTTGAGGTGGTCCCATTGAATAACAAGAAATTTAGTGCGTGCACCATTCTTGTTTAATTTGGTTTCATAACCAAGGACTGTGCCATAACGCTGACTGCGATTACGTTTAGCAATCTCCAATGATTCTGGCCTAACGGCCATTAATGCATGTGCCTTGGGACGCTCTGCGACACGATCACCAATTTGAAAACTGTATTGTTTCTTGGTCATTAAACATGCCTCCAAGCTTTGCGGTTGACAATGCGTGATGTGTAAGATGTACTGATTCCATATTTGTCTGCAATTGATTTCAGGGTTTGCCCTTCTTCAAATAGCAGACGCATCATATGGATATCAGCTTCTGTAAATACAGAAGATCCATGGGATGAACCACGAGCAATTTTACCTGGCCTTGGTTTGCCAAACGCAGGGCCAGGCTTTGGTTTTTCATACTGCTCAACAGTACGAAACTTAGCGCCACAATCAAGACACCGACAATAACGCTTGGTAAATTTGTCGTAGTGATCAGTGCATGTAACGCGTGTGTTCGTGCTGTTGCATTCACGACACCTCATGCAAAATCACCTGTTCTAATTTTGTCTAGTTGTAAACGATCAAGAAGATTAACAGTAGCTTCAATACCAGAAATTTTAATAAGGTCAATGATAAGTTCTTTACCCATCATTGGAATGTCATAGTAATTGTCAAGGATGATTTCTGCTTTCTCAAAACCATCAGGCTCGCCTGTTAATTTGGTTAATACATCAGATGTCATGTTGTCTACAAAGTATTCAACAATAGCTGTCTTGACAATGTCCCAAGTGTGAGATGGAATGTGTTGAACGATTTGATCAACAAGATCAAGATCGATAAGTTCAGTAGTTGACATAAAGAAAGGCCCCTGGAAAACCAGGGGCGTAGTTGCGTTCAGAGATTAGGCAGGCTGTGCGTCTGTGTCCACGATGCTGCTCAAAACGCCAGCATCTTGTAACTTTTGAAGCATACCAACCATGATTGAGGCATGGGTCTGAGTCTGCTCCATGAAGTGCTTGGCACGTTCAGCAGACATGGTATGGACGTTGCCATTGGGCTCCACGTAACGCCAGCTGCCATCAGGCTGAGGCTCGCCTTGGAGGGCAAGGCGCTCTGAGTTGTGGACGTACCTAAACTCGATGTTGTGGTAGTCCTGGAGGTTATCAGTGCCAGTCCATGTAGCACCTACGTTGTAACGATTGTCATCGTCAGCGTAGGCATGGAACTGAGGAATGATGTGCTTGAGTGCAGCAAAGATTGACATGATGTTGAAGTTGAGTGTGTTGGTAGGGACAGAGAGACTTGAACTCTCACAGCCAATGGCTTACGGATTTTAAGTCCGTTGCGTCTACCGATTCCGCCATGTCCCCATGAGTCACATCTTAACTCATAAACCAAGATACGATCTGATCTGTTGTTGTAAAAATTGAGATGCCGTTGGAAGATTCTCTTTAACTTTTTGAATGCCGGCTGCCTGTGCTGTGCCTGTTAAAAAGTTCATTGCAATAGGTTCATCATGATACATTTGTACACGACGAACATTGGTTGGATCAACAATTGCTTTTGTACCACGAATTTCTGCAATAGGTTGTGCAACCCAATCAACTCTTCCAACTTTTGGATTGATTCGAACATTAAAACGTTCGGTATCATTGACAGGAATGTTGCCTTCATACTTAAGTACATCAGGGCGTTGTTGGGAAATAATGCGATAGTCAGGATCAACATCAAGTAATTCAAATGATGGATTGTATTGAGTTGGTGATTGTCTCGTAGTCAAATCAAAAGCACGATAACCCCCTGGAGATTGATAAAGCCTGAGTGTTGATTGTGGATTTTGTGATAGATAATTTTGAATGCGATCTTCAACGTCACCTAAATGACGTATTGTTGCATTGCGTTCAGCATGATAAGGACCAGCAACATCCCAATCCATCATTGGTGTGTCTTTAAATCCCACAAACTCTTGGATTACACCTGGAGAAGATGGAGTGGGACGTGCTTGATTGGATGGAATTTTATGTTGGCGTTTGTAATAAACACCTGGCTCTAACACATAATGTGTTGTTGGGTATTTAAGTGTTTCAGAAAGATTAGATGTAATGCCAATAGATCCAAGGATCTTATCTAGTTCATAAGCACCAGAATCAATTTGTTGTTGTAATGCTCTTTGAGCAAATTGCTGTGACTTATGTAGAGCTTGGGTTAGATCACCATTGTTTTGACGATTAACAATTGTTTCAGGATCAATTACAAAACGTTGTTTTGACTGTGCAAATAACTCATCAAACAACTGTTGTTTTGTTACATTAGATGGACCTGGATTAACAATCCTGCCGATACTTTTTAAAACGCCGTTCATATCTATTTAATGCTTTGTGTTTTAAATGTAGGCAGCGATTGTACTCATCTTGTTTCTGCTGGTAAGCAAACTGCCAACAAAGTTTTTCTAAAACCTGGAACAAAGAATATGATTGTTCCAAAAGATCTTTTGTCATTTTACTTCAGTTGAATTGATTTCTACTGACGTTGAACGCCAGGTGTGGTCATGAGGTAATGGCTCAGTGCCATAACTCCATGTATCGTAGTCATCCTCATTGCGAGGATCATCTTCAATCAAGATGTACTGTGGTGAATTGTCATGAATGTACTCACCAATGTTGGCCATGGCCATGGCAAGTAGTTGTTCGTCAGTGAAGTCAGACATAAAGAAATGGACCTGCCCCTTAACGAGGATAGGACAGGTCCATGTTGGCTTCAACGTTCTGATTTTAGTTGCTCATCACGAATGCGCAATGCGTTGCTAAACACTTGCGTGTAAATGTTACGTTCTGTATCGCTGAGTCTGGTGTTGGCAAAACCAACAATCTGCTCAACAGACATGACACCCATGTTGACCTTGAGCTGAATGGTAAACGTAGGCTTGCCATTCAACATACCAAGGACAATGAAGTGTTGCTTCTTACGTACACCTTCGGCATACGATGCAGCATTGCCAACGCAATTGCGTACGGCCTGGCCCCATTGCGCAAGTTGATGTGTATCAATGGGCTGGAAGAATGACCAGTTGTCATCTTGATAAGTAACCTTGACAGGTTGTGGGAATAGATCTTGTGGTAGTGAGTGATTTGGATTCTGAATTTTCCATGATTCTGCTTGCACATGATCATGGAATTCTGTGATGCGCCAACGACGTGGCGGATCAATTGTCTTGCCGTTATCAAAGATACGAGCAAGCATTGAGAATGTGTCGTTGAGTTCATTGAATCGGAACAGCCAATGGTCAGTGTCCTCATCCCAATCCCAACGACGACGCCTTTCTGATGCAGCAGTAGATTCTGCTACTTTGTCTGTATAGTATTTGTTCATGATCTGAAACAATGATGCAACAGGCATGTGCTCACGCAACCATGCTTTGCACAGAGGAACGTCTGGCTCATAGAGACGACGGATGCCAAGCAGTACATCAAGATGATTCTGATAGTAATCAATTGGAGTATCAGGCCAGATGCGATTGATTGTACTAATTGCATCTGCCAGTTGATAGATGCGTTGTATTGGTACAACAATACTTTTACGTGTACAGTTGTCTGGATCATGGAATCGTTGCGTGGCTAAATCGCATTGCAATTGAATCCACTTACGAAAGAATGGTGTACTTAGAATCTTTTTGCTATCACAAATAGAACGGATACCAACATAACCATAGCCAATGTCGTTTGTATGACATACATCAATTAATTCAAAGAATGTATCAGATGTCAGCTGCCAATTGTCAAGTGTCATCTGATATTTCTCTTGGCAGATATCAAAGTACTTATCTTTGTATTTACCAGAGATACGTTCAAACAATACTTTGAATAGATCATTACCAATACGTAGACGCTCAAAGCTATTGACTGAATCATCCCATGTAGGTACAGATGCAAATAGCTGTTTGTCAAATCGACGCACAGCTTCGCCCATCAGTCTGCCCTTCTGGCCGTAGCTATTGCACATAGACCATGGACGATCACGCCATCTCTCTGATTGTTGAATAAATTCCTTGGTGACATATACAGTCTTAATAAGGTAATCGCTGCGACCAACAGTTTCACGCAAGAATGTAGTGTCTGACACAATACTGTGCATCAACATCTTGCGTGTTGTTGCAGTGTCCTTGTAACAATGTGTATAGGCGTAGATGTATTCAGATTCCTTGCCCTTAGGCGGCAGCCATGCTGCTACCCATAAACCTTCCCAGTGATAGATCACTGCATGTGTGATGTATTCAACATCGGGTATGGTGCCAACAGGCATACGGAATTCATGGAAACGCTCTGGTGCAGGATTAGCATTGATGTCATCAATTGCACCTTCATACAATGAAGAACGCACCACATCGTTTGGTATCAGGACTGGTGGCAGTCCAACAGGATACTTAGGTTTCTTAGTCTTAGATGTTTGAGCTTTCTCTTGCCGTGCCAACTTCTTAAGCGTTGGATCGTAGGCAAGCAGCTCAGTTTGCAGGTTAGTAGGGAGTTGGAATTGCATGGTAGGTTCAGGGTTTAGTTCAGGGTAGTGAGCAGTTTAACGTCATGCTCAGGACGGATGATCAATCTAAATACCAGTCGGAGGTATCGACGAGTTGCCAGTCAAGATCGAGGTGAGCAAGATACTCGCAGAACCCATCTTCATCAACAGGGATTGATTCTTCTGGATCCAGAGTAAAACTTGCTGAACACAATGCTGGAGCGTACTCAGCAGGGTCTTCATGGCTGCCTTTATAGATGCAGCGCATGTCATTAACCACTGCTTCAACTGTGACATTGTTGTTCTTGATGGTGGTGGATTCGACAGCAAGGATGTAAGTCATCAGTGGTTCTCTACGTACTGGTACTTCTTGGAAATGATGCAACGATACTTGTTCCAATGACGAGCAGTTTCATACTCGTCAATGAATCGTTCTTTGTTGCATACGTTTTGTTCGGCACGCTTCATTGCACAATGTGCAAGGTTAATGCGGTCGAACAAAGTAAGTTCATCAATTAATGCAGACATGAGTTGAGTTGCAATGGGAATTTGGCCTGGGACTTACACTGTATCTTTCTGTGCTATGTGCACAGCGATTACAGATGCCCAGGCATTAGAACAGTCTGATGTTGCGCTTGCTAATACCAGTGCCTGGGATACTGATCGATCCAAGGACACCAGACTTGCGTGCATTCAACGTTAGTTGGAATGGACCAAGTTGAAATGATTTGGTGTAGGACTTAACACCATGTTCAGTGATGTTAAATCCTGCAATTGTTTTGTCAAAGTTTAATGGAGATTTCTGAGTCATGTTTGAGTTTTGTAATGAGTTGTTCAATTTCAAGTTCAGTACCAGTAATAGATACTGTCACTGATACTTTCTTAGGTTTAGGTCTACGTGCATTACGCAGATCACGTACAGAAGAATTCCTTTGGAACTTAGTGCCGCATACAGAATTTGATTGAAATAATCTGCAGCACTCTTCTAATTCCTGATCTGCGCCCCACTGGGCAGCAGTAATTGCAATAAGCTCAATTAGTTCATAATGTTTGACTTTGGTGTCATACCAAGTATTTAACCAATTCTTTATAAGTTCAGGCGATGGTTTAATTGGGTGCTGTTGATTAATCATTGTCATTGAATGCTTCAGCGAGTACAAACTTGAGATGGAAATACTCTTGATCTTTATCTGTCGCTGGATGGTAACGAGCATGGAACCCACCACTACCAATAGATTCAAGCTTGATTGCTTCACGTAATAAATGTGAAGCAGCAGCTTTCAATCGTGGTATGGATGGAAGTTCCAGTCCATTACCTCTAGTTGTTTGCCAGCGCCAGTCAAGAGCTGTCATTGCAGCATGGACTTTAATGAAGTCAAATGCTTCAATAACTTCCATGATTAATTCTTCATGAACATTAGATGTCATTGGAGTTCATCAGGCATGAGGTACTGAACATCATCATCTTCCATATTTGTCATTACAAATTTCTCTCCATTGGGGGCAATGAAGCCCCCAATGAATCCAACGCCATGTTTATCTGCTGATTCCTTCATGCGTGCAACAAGTTGCATAGCAGCAAGACGTTGGTTGTCAATGGAATCAGGAATGCGTGGTTTGTCGGACATTTGATGTGTGATTTGTAGAGTGAATTGAAGTTGGGTCTGAGACCTGGTCAGTCTACCCCGGATGTCAAGTCCAGGGTAGAGCTACAGATTCTCTTAATGTTTCGTAGTGATTTACTTGTGCATCTCCTGGTGCTGTTGCCATGCAGCAGTGTGCATCTCATCAGCAGTCATGGGTGGTTCAGTGATTTCATCATCTGAATAATCAACATCTAATTCATTGTCAAGCATGGGGATAATCTCATCGGTTAACAATGAGTACATGCTTGGTGTTAGATGTTGATCCATCTCATGACGTTTATCCTCACGAGCAATGATGTCTTTGAGGATTGTCAATGCTTGTTGTACATGGACATACTCATTCTTAGTCCATGTAATCTCTGGGTACTTCTGTTGTTGATTCATGGTTAGTGTGTGGAATGAATGGTATGTATCTAATAGAAATATAAGTGTGCTCCTGGTACTCCTTTCGGGGGTGCAGGGGGTAGGCCAACGAAGCTGTGGTGATTTGCTGTGATGGTTAATAACCACACATAGTTAAACACTGTGTTTACCACACTTCGTGTCTGGCATTACCCTGTGCATTCTCTATTCGCGAATAGCGAATAATGCTACCGTTATATAAGCTGAGCTTATATGTTGGTTACATGTTACCTTGCGGTTTCTCTGGATCAAGCATGATCCAACCGGTGTATCGAAACGCTGTACGATCCACGCGTATTAATCCGTATTCTTCCAGACGTCTTAATGCATGTAGATAGTCTCTAATCCTGGTGGATTGCATCGGAAGCTTTGGTACAAAACACGGTGTGTTTCTATGTTTCTTCCTGTGATTCAGGAAGTAGAACCAAAGATTCCGTTGGTTGATTGATAGCTTGATCTTTGGGTCAAGCTTGGGCAAATCCAGTTGGCTTGGCACGGAGTTCTTTGGGTTGTGTGTTAGCAGTAGTACGGGCGCTCCTGCGGGTACGGCTTGGCGTATCCGTTGGAGAAGGTAACAGACCATGCGTCCCAACCGAGGTTGTCACGCTGTGGTCCGTAGGTTTCTGTTGCTTCTGCTTCAAGCTTGATTGCTTCACGGATGGCTTGCTTCTTGGAGAAGACACAGACCGTTTTGACGGGCCATCCTTGCTGGTAGTACCAACCTCCTTCTTCTGGTCCACCGTACCTGCTGTCGCATTCGTAGACACAAATGGTGGTTGGTTCTTGGTCTTCAAAGGTACAGTGCAGGTTGTACCTTGAGATCCAACGGCGGGCTGGTGCAGTGTCAATAGACATTTGATGAAATCTCCAATGAGTGTGATTGTGATGCTGATGCAGACAATGCATAGGATGATTGGATCTTCATCCCATACATTCTTGGTTTCAGTCATGGTAGTCATGAGCATACCTCTCGTTGTAGTGGTCACATGCGTAGCGTTCTTCATTTGATATCTCATCATTGAAGACGCCTGTCCAACCGTCTTGTTCTGCCTCACGCATGGCTTCTTCTAATTCGTATACACGATCAGCCATGGCATCGAGGTAATTAGCATTGCGTTGTTCGTCAATGAAGTCAGAGTCTCTCATGGTTGAGTTGCAATGGTGTAGTCTGCGTTTATAGGATGCGCAGCCCCCTGATAATATAAATAATTATTGGTTAACAAATAAATGCCTGTGCCAGTTACTAAATTTCAAGATTTGCTAAATGCGTTTACCAAAAATCCTGAATACTTTACGCCTGGTTACACACAGGGATCTCCATTGTATAAAGGTGCACCTGGTCAGATGTTGAACGCATTTAAGTCCTTTGTCCCCGGACAAGGCGGCATGTTAACACGCGCAGATGAAACAGGTATGTTTGGCATTTCGCCTTTGAGTGGACAAATGACATTAAAATCTAGTACCGGCTGGGGCTTTAATGCTAATCCTGTAACTAAATCAATAGGGTTTGATAAAGGTAGTTTTGCAGTTGGCGGTTCTTTCAATAAGTATTCACCTAGTGCATACATAAATTATGGTCCAGTTAATATACAAGGTTCTTTAGGCTTTGATCCAAGTATTCAAATGAATATTAATACTAATGCCAGTAAAGACTTTATTGAACCAACAATGATGCAAGAGTTTCTTGCTGGTGATACAGTGCCACAACAATCAGATCCAACTGCAAGAGAAGAGTTGGAACAACAAATTAATCAATATCGCAATTCAAATCCAACCTGGTACAGACCATAGGATTGATTGCAACGATAAATCTGTTGTTGTTGTGTGCAATAATAAATACCATTTTGGGATTGATAAAGAAAATGCATGCCATCACTTAATATGATTCCACCAACACCAAGGTATTGCTGTAAGCATGCAAATGTTGTGCAAATAAAGTTCATAGTTAGACCAAATAAAAACAATGAGCAGTTTAACGTCATACTCAGGACGGCAATAGTACCACCCCAGAAAAGGGTGGTATCACTCCATGAAGGGGTAGTTCATACAGTGATGTGACGCCAGGCAATGCCACGTGCAATGTTGCCAATGGCACAGCCTGTCACACTGTATGCTTTACCGATCTCTTCATATGCTTTCGTCTTACTTGAATACTTACTCATGATGTCTGGATCGTTGACCATCATCTTGATGTCACGAACATCAGACGGAGTAAGTTTTGGTGTGTAGCCAGTGTAACGAACATGTGTAGTACCCACTCCACCCACAGGCTTAAGCCTGGGTCCATCTCCAGTTACTTGCTTTGTCACCACTGCAGCCGGTGCTGCTGGTGGCGTAATGGAGAGGGGAGTGGTTTTAAGTGGGAACCCAAGTGTCACTGATGTGCCGTCTTTGACAACGGAGATCGTGACCTTGCCATCACGCGTGATGACAGATACGTGATCTGGGTGTTGAACGTCGAGTTGGCTGAGTGCTTCCATTGAGATGAGATGGTCTGAGTTGATGGATGCAAAGCAAGAATAGCTGGTACGTACAAGGATGCAAGTACCAGCCGTAGCGTTTGGCTGACGTAGGACACTAGCCGTGTGGTATGAAGTCAGAGTCGTTGAGGAGCTGATGAACTGACAAGCAGTCTTCAGCAATCTCCTCCTTGCTACAACCAACCCAGTCGTCAGTCTGGTCCTCAATCACCTCGCAGCCAATGTCTTCGAGTTGATCTGAGAACTTAGACCATGTTGGTGCGTTGCCCCAGACATGGGCATAACGACCGGATGCGTCAGCGACTAACGCGATGTAGTTGTTCATGGTCAGGTGAGGATTGAGGTGATGTGATATCAATGCCAAGCATGGCACCGATAGTGATTGAACTGATGGCAATGGCAATGACACCAATGAATAGATTCCACCGTCGAGTCTTATGAGACTCACCGTAAGAATCAAGGTGCATGAACCTGCCCTTGCCAAGAGGAACGATGTGTTTCATATCAGAGTGTGTTGAGAATGTATCGAACGCAGACCAAAGGTTCTGGTTCGTAGTTCGGGGGCAGTTCTTCATAACAGAACCATTGCCCCTTGATGTCAATGTCCATGCATTCTGTAAACGATGCTAAATGAAAAGCATTTGGACCCTTGGTGCACCAAACGATATAAATAACGTTAGGTTCACACAATAAATAATAATCATCTTCCTTAATGTTGAACCGCTTGAGTGCGTCTTGTATCTCTTGATGATCTGTTGTCAATGCCATGGTTGAGTTGAGATGTTGGGTGGATGCAGGATGTTGAGTCCTGCAGAAACCCATCATTGCTGATGGGAATGTGCAGAAATCAGCTAAACGGACCTTCAGGATCACCAATAGAACCTGTTCCAGTGCCATCAATAAAATAACGGCATTTAACGTGCTTCTGTCTTTTCAGCCAATCAATAATTTCTTGATAAATCAAAAAATCTGATTCGTCATAATCCATATGACACCACTTGCCTTTAATCTCTAAATAAACATTGTCAATTTCACAAGGTAAATCTTGGTAATAATTAAAAACGTCTGGTTGTCCAATCCAATACATATGTGCTGAAATCTGTTTGCCAGAATTTTCAGTCTTCACAGCAAAATAAACATCATCAATAGTGATGTTCATAATTTCAAAAACCCGTTTAATGTCTTGATAATCAAAAGTAAGTTCCATCATGGTGTAGATAATTAAGTAATGACAGCAGGATATTGAGTCCTGCAAGAAAGGCCCTGGTAACCCAAGGCCCTTGATGCAGAAGTCAGAATGGAATTTCTTCCAGTGTGGGCACAGCTGGTGCTGATGCCATAGCCACTGGTATTGCAGAAGCAGGAGGCAGATATTGCGGTGCGGCACCAATGATAGCCCTCACATTCGTGAGGTTGATCTGTGGGTAACGCAATGCAATAAGCTGACCATCCTTGATGTAATGGCTGCGGATCGTATTGATACGAACCTCCCACTGCGTGAGGATAAGTTCTTGTCCTACGACCAGGGTGCCATTACGAAATGCTGTAAGCAAACCATTGGCATTATTGAATTTGATGCGGCAACCATTACCAGACTTGTCGTTGACAGCCATGGTAACTGCAAGGAACTCGCTACCTTCATGGGTAGCAACTTCCAAGTAGCAGATGTTGCCGACAATCGCTTGAGTAAACATGTTAGTAATGAGTTGAATTGAGGTACAGGATATTGAGTCCTGCAGAAAACCCACCGTCCGATACGAATTCGTATCAAACGGAAGGGTTAAGTGCAAGAGTCAGTCTGCGTTACGGTACTCCCACTTGAGTAGTTCTCGGTTGAGATCTACCTTCCGTTGGAGCACCACGCAGAATGGCATCAGGTCTTGAAACTCACGCATGCCGTCCTGCCATTGGAAGAACAAGTCGAGTGCAGCTTGACGCTGGCTCTCAAGTTCTGTGTCAATGACAGGGGCATCCCTCCTGGCAAGCAGGCGGGCATCTTGCGTGAGCAGATATTCAACAGCTTTAGGAGTCATGGTTGATTCCAGTTGGTGTGAATTGAGCTGAGTTTGATGCAGACTTGAGGTCTGCAGAGAAGGCCCGTAGGCCCTCAGTGCAAACGTCAGATATTAATCTTGGGTGTAATAACGAATGCCATATCGTTCGGCATGACGAGTGCCGCTGCCCGAACCCTGAGTTCGTTCAGCTTCTCGGATGCCTGTGCCTTGGTAGGCACCTTGGCATTCTCTACTGCCGATGCGGCAAGCCGCATGATATTGGCAGTGTTCTTCCTGATGTTGAGTGCAGTCATAGTATGGTGTTGAGTTGAGTAAATGCCACGGGATTGTGGCAATAGTTGTGTGGGGGATTCGATCCCCCGGCTCACGCCTGGTCAAATGACCATCACAACATCGTCGGCTTCCATCATCTCCTGGAAGGACATGATCTGCACGTCATGCGTGCCTTGGATGCCGTCGTTAAGTTCAGGTGAGTTGAGTTCGAAGTCGTATTGTGCAGCTTCGATAAGCGCTTCTTCCCAAAGGAAGGAAACGCCATGCTGCACACCATTGATCACGATGTAATACATGAGTCGAGTTGTAAGTTGAACGCAGACTTGAGGTCTGCAGTAACCCCTGGCTTTCACCAGGGGAAAGTGCAAACGTCAGTTAGTCTTGTAACCATTATCTGCACACCAGTCCATATGGATCTGATGCGCAGCTTTAGGCCATGCGTGATCACGGCATTGCTTGGCAGCAGCTTGGTCCAGCATGTGTGCACCAATCTGGCTAGCAATGCCTGCACCGATGGCAGTAACAATGACAAGGATAAAGAACTGATTCTTGGTCATAAGTTGAGTTGAATGTAAGCCACACTCAGTGTGTGGCAATAACTGGGCCAGGGTTTGCACCTGGCCTCCCGCTTTAACGGATCAGCTTGCAAGCTTCAGCACCTGAATGCTGAAATTAGGAAACAGATGAAGGCGATAATCGCAGTCACGCTTACCGCACTCACATGGATTGGAATCCCAATCCTCCTGTTCCTTAACAATGGCTTCTGCTTTAAGCAATGCCATTGCATTCTCCGCACTCTGACGAGTGGGATAAAGAGTGTCCTGGTGAATCCAACGATAATAAGAATCGTCTGGAGTAGAAACCTGGACGGCAAAGAGTTCCACAAGGAATCTCCTGTTGTGCGGTGCCTATCTCCGCTGGAGGCAATAACCAGAGCCAGGCATTGCACCTGGCATGGGAGCTATCACTCACCTGGCCTGGAGTTGACGCACGAACTTGCGTGCGTTCTCCACTGACATTGTGGTACTGCAGTCATAACCCCTCTGGCCCTTGCGGACCAGCTTGGTGATGCGTGCCATACCTACTTCCTTGTTAACAACAAAGCAGTACGTGGCCTGCTTGGTTGCAACAGTGCAGAAAATGTCCATGATGAATCGAATGCGATGGAGTTGAATGCGCTACGTTTAACGCCCAGCTTGGCGTGATTAATCCCGAGTTGTCAGGTCGGAATTAACAAACTGTAATTATGGCAACTGTTCTGTATGAACAAACGTGCGGCGTGGGGCGCGACACTCCCATGTGCGATACGAATTCGTATCAAAAAACAGTATAAAAGTAGGTAGAAGTACCTAAAATCCTCACTAAATTGTCGCTCGCTCCTCCGGGCGAACGCAGTGAGCATTCCTTAGCCTTCTCTTAACGAACGAAGTGAGTTCTAACCCCCACTTACTCTTACCCATCACACATTTCTTTTTTTCTTCCCACATTTCGTGTCGCGTAGGTGTGTGGAGAAGCCCCAGAAATTTTATTTTCCTTTTTAGGCCCTATACGAGGGCCGGTTTTTAGCAAAAAGTGTCGGCATATCAAGGGTTTTGCCCTAATTTTTAGACAAAAAAGCCAGGATTTTACTCCTGGCGGTAATTTAAATTGTTTTTATGTAATTAATTTTTATTTGCATCTGCCCATTTCATGGCAGCAGTAGCAGCTTTTGCCCTGCTATCTAAATCAGGACGTTCTTTAGACAGCTCTTCCTTGGCACCAATAATAAAATTGGTGACTTCTAGATTATTTGCGCCTGCTTTTTCCATTTGTTCTGCGGAATCAGCAATTGCGTGTAAAGCAAGACCGCGCTCCATGCGATTACGTGGGTGCATTGTCCTTTTTTTTGCGTAAACAACTTGTTTTCAATAAAGATAGTCTATAGCATGGCGTTTTTTCTTTATTTATCCACAGTAGAATTCAACTATTAATGAATACGTAAATAAAAGGTATCTAATGGCGCTAGCACCTGCTGATTTTTACGCTTATAGCCGCGCTACTGGTACGCCAGTTCCAGAAGATCCAGAAGAACGAGCGCAGATGGCGCCTGAGGTGCTTGAATTCCGCCGTAATCAGCTCAAAGCTCCACAACAAGAATCAAACCCGCTGGCTGCCCTTGGGACTGTAGCTGCAGGTTTAGGTTTATTGGCCGGTGGCTTGTATGCTGCCAAGCGATTTGGTACTGGTCGTGCTGCTGTAGCCCCTTCTAAGGTGCCAAACCTGACGCAGCAGGGTATTTCTGATGTTAGTGCCGTTGCAAAACAACAAAATGCTGAACGTGTACAACGTGAGTTGAGTAAACAACGTCCACAAGGCGTGGTGCAGACAGATCTTGGTTTTGTTGATGAATTACTCAATGATCCAAGTTTACTTTCGCAAGTTGAGTACCAAGAATTTACCGAAGGTTTAACTGGGCCAGCCCTATCTCAACTTCGTGGCGCTGAATCTAGAGCACGTAATGAGTATCGCGGTTTGGTAACAGAGATTGGTGATCAGATTATTGCAGAAGAACGTGCCAAAGTCCAATCACAAACTTTAAGTGCACTGGAGTCTGGCGAAGACCAGATGACAGGTCGTGTCAAAATGCAACTGTCGCGTAATGAAGATTTAGATTTAAGTCAAATTGAAACGCTTGAAAATATTGCAGAAGAAAATAATGCGCTAATGCGAGAGCAAGCAGATCCCTCTCAAATGCAAGGATATGTGCCAGACCAAGCAATTAACCAAGCAGCATCTCAGTTACCAGATGGCCCTCCCCTGGACCAAGCGGAAGGAAAACGTGTTTTTGATTTGAGTGGGGGCAAATCAAAAATTACTGGAAATATTGTTACGCAAGGTTCAAAACAATATTTTACGGCTTCTCCTAATGTTTTAAATCAAGGACAAGCTGATGACGCATTAGTGCAAGAAGCAATACGTCATTTGCGAGCTCAAGAAATTGATACTGATTTTGATTATTCGCTAGAAAACAAAATTCAAGCTGCACAAGTTAACGATCGTATTCAAAGAGCGCAAGCATTACAAAACCAAGCAAATCAAATCCTTTCTGAAATTCAAGCAGAAGCACAACCAGTTACACAACAACTATCTCCTGAAGAATTTGCTTCAGCTTTTAATAAGCAATACCGAGAAGAGTTAAATGCTTCATTGCAACTTGTTGATAATGCACGCCAACGTGCTGAGCAACGTTCTGCACAAACAGAAGCAACAGGCGAAGATCTCGAATCCCTGCTTTTAGGTGAACCTGGAACTATTGAAACCACCATGCAAGGCAAAGCCCTCCGTGGCGGGAAGCCAAACATTACTGGTGATATTGTTTATCAAAATGATGCAGGGAATTTTGTTACTGCAGATGCCGGATTAAAAACACGTTTAAATCAAGGTCAACAATATGAACAACGTGCACGCCGTTTAAATCAACTAAGGTCTGCTTCAGATGAAGAATTAACAGGGTTGTTCTTCCAGGGTCAGCAAGCTATTGCAAATAAACAACCCATGACGCAATTAGATTTAGATACAATGAGATTTGCGTCTGAAATTTTGCGCACCAGGGCATTAAAAGAAGTAGAACCTACCCGTTTGCAACTAGACGCATTAGAACGATCAAAAGCTTCGATTGCAAAATCCCAAGAGATTTTACAAGCTGCTAGAAATTTACGGCCAACCGTTTCCCCTGGACCTGCGCAAGATGTTGCACGTTCTATGGAAACACTGCGTCGTGCAATGATTGTTGATCCTTCGGAACCGCTGCCTAGCTATCCATCTGTACAACAACTCAGGACAGGTTTTATTGATGCAGGTGATTACGCTGAATTAGGGCCAATTGTTGGTGCTCCTGATGTTTATACCGGAGCTGCGGCAGAAGCTGCTGGACCTGTGATTTTTACTGGCAAAAGCAAAGCTAATACTGTTATTAAACAACCAGATATTACCGGATCCGTCACTACGCCAGTTGGCAAATATTTAACACAAGATAATCCAGATGTCCTTGGCACAGTTTATAGAGTTGCCGGTACTCCAGCCAATCGTGCAATTTCGGCACAGGTGGAAGCAAATGCACAAGCATTTTTAGCAGATGCTCTTACTGGTGGTTTACAACAAAAAACACAACGCGTTCCAGAACCTTATCGAACCCCAGGTACTTATGGGGTTCAACAACTTAATCTTTTAACTCCTCCTCTTTCTGAAAAAGGTTTCTCCCAGAATCCTCTCGGCCTTACAGGTTCTGCGCCAAGTCAACGTACTTTGTATGCTCAGTATCAACCTGGCCGCAGTGCTTCAACTCCTTTAAGTCCATTTATTGGCGAGATGCTTGGTGGCACGGTAAATGTTGTACCACCTTCTACTGCTGGTGCTGCAATGCGGCGTGATATTGGCGCTCCACCCGGCAGTATTGATTTGACGCGGCGTGGCGAACGTGGACGTTACTTCAGCCGCTATCCTGAGCAACCTTTTGTTACGGGTATGGAGCCAGCTCCAATTGGACCCATCGTTCCTTCACCAGGTTTATCTCGCGTTGGTGGCATGCAACAAAAAACAATTAAAGGTGCCGGTAATTTGCCGATCACTCAATTGACTACACAAGGACAAAAGATTTCATATCCACACATGGATCCCCTAGTTAAAGCAACTGGTTTCCGTGGAGAGCAAATTACAAATGTTCCACGTTATGGTATTAACCCAGGAGCTGAAGATTGGCGCACGGATTTAATGCGTTCAGAGTTTAGGCGCAGCGGTCCTCTTCGCAGGTATCAAGCGTAATCTTGATAAAATTAAAACATCATCTTTAAACTAATGGCTGACGACAAGAAAGACAAAAAGTGGATTCAAGACATGGATATGAAGGAAGGTGCCTTTACTGCTAAAGCACGCCGTAAAGGCATCACCTCTGCTCAGCTTCAAGAAAACGTATTATCTGATCCAGATAAATACGATGAAAAAACAGTAAAGCAAGCACGGTTGCGTCAAACATTAGTAAGCTTAAAAAAGAAAAAGAAACGAGGCAAAGGCGTGCAAGGCTCTACGGGCAACACTGGAGCACAAGGTACCACCGGAGCACAAGGTACCACCGGAGCACAAGATTCAAAACGTAAAGCAGAAAGCTGATGGCTAAAGATTATCGTTTAGACCTTGGTCGTTACATTGATTACTCCAAGGATGTTTTTGCCAAAAAGAAACAGTTAAATTTTGATGATCTGTTTTCAGCCAAAGCATCAACAGGTGCAGCCCCTTGGATGCCAAGCAGGTTTGAAACGACAGACTTGCTTCGTCGCATTCAAACGCGTAAGCTAAAACTTAATCCATCTCTTAATTTTGTTGGTGATACACCAGAAGAGTATGAGGTTTTTGCAAATATTGGTAGGTTTACACGTAAAGAAGGATATGACTTTACAGTTGGCCGCCCACTTACAAAATTAAGGCCGCAAGAACAGCCTGGCTATAGTTCAACCTGGATGGATGCATACAATTTAAGTCCAACACTTAAACCTGATGATCGAGTAAGTAATCCAATGCCTCGGTTGAGCAACCCAGATCCCAACGGTTATATTATGGCGGCAGCAGAAAACCGTGCTAAAAATGAATTAGAAGGCAATCGATCTGTTGCTCAATTACTTTCCAACAAAACAGAAGATAAGCCAACAGATGGTCCATCAGAAAAATCCGACTATCGCTCGGCACCAGAAGCAAAACCAGCTTAATTATTTAATACCCACACTTTATAATAATTAAAAAGGAAATGGATAAGTGAGCTTTCTGCGCCGCCTGAATCTTGCCGGACGTAACGCACCAACGTCCTTTTCGCCTGCTCAGTTGATGTCTCAAGTGGCCAAACCCTCTTTAACGAGTGGTGCTTATTCAGGTGGCTTATCACTGTTGTTGGGTGCTAATCCCATACAAGCACTTGCTGCCGGTGCCGTTGATGCTGGTGCGTCTGCAGCTTCTCTAGGTTTATTGCGTAAATTAAATCCCAAATCTTATGGACAACGTACGTTAATTGATACTAAAACCGGTGAAAAAATAACACAAGAAATTACCCATCCTTTAGAGACACCTCTTAATGTTGCTACAAGTATTGGTGTGAATTTTTTAGCAGGCCCTCTTATCTATGGAGGCGGACAAAAAGAGCAAATTTCTCAACAAATCGAACAGCGCTCTCTTGTAAATCAAACACCCATTAATCAACAACTTGTTTCCCCTGGCACGCAATTCCAAATGGCTGGGTTACCCGATGCAAGTCAATTCGAGCAACTTCTTAACCAACGTGGCAATTGGACTCAATATCTGAGCCCAGAAGATCAGGCCTTAATTGCCGGCGTTGTTTCACCAAGGTTGTGATATGTTTCAAGAGTTTCTTAACAAATTAACAACAGGTGCACGTAAAAGTGCAGAGGCATCAAAACGTGCAGCTTCCTACGATCCTGATCTGCCTGCCGGCATTAAACAAGATGTTGAACGCAATCCAACTATTCTTAAAAGTATTCCTGGCTTGCGTGGTCGTTACCATGACGAGCTACGTGCTCTTGGTGTCTCGTTAAAAGAAACACCTATCGAAGCAGCCGGTGCATTTGGCACTCGTTTGCTTACTGATTTAACCAATGACGGTACACGCGGCATTTACTGGCGTTACAACCATCCCCTTGCCTGGTTAGAAGAGGGTGCTAAAGCAGCAATTGGCGAGAAGGCATATAAAGAACTTGGCCCCACAAAAACCGGTCTTATTGTCGGTGCTGGTGTTGCATTACCTGCCACTGCATTAACAGGCGCATACGACATCTTGAATCCAGGGGAGATGTTTCGCCCCAAAGGATTTGCTCAAGGTTATGCAGAAGAAGGTTCACAAGATCGTAGAGAAACATCGCAACCTGTACCAGAGTTATTTGAACGTTTCTTCCTTGGACGCACTGGCCGCCCATTAAGTTATGAAACAGCAAAAGAAGATATTCCTTCTTTAACGCCAGAGCGTTATGGTAACTATCTGCGTAATTATTATCAAGACCATGGATTTATGGGTCTTGTAAAAGCAACTCCAGAAAATCTGCAAGGTGTACCAGAAGCTCGAGTTCTTGGTTATCCAGTTACTATTCCATCTGTGACTACAGCGGTTGGTGGTATTGCTGGTGCAGCATTATCCATTCGTACTGCACCAACGGTTAAGAATGCATTCCGTCGTGGCCTTGCTGGCGCTGCTGCAGGTTCTGCTGCTGGTGCAATGGTAGGTAATCTTGCCAATGCAGTATTAGCATCAAAAGCAACACAACAGACCATGCCTACCACTGCTCAGTATGAAATGATGCAGTGATAGAATTTATAAAAAAGGTAGAGTGTTGAAGTGCTTAATCCTTACGCATCTTACGGAATTACGCCTAATTTTCAATTAGGAACGACAGGATCTTTTGCTCCACAGCCTGGCATGTTCGCTGGTGGTGCAGCACCTTCTGTACGTCTTGATCCACGAGCACAACAAGTTTTGGCAGATCAATCAGCAGCTGCAGGCGCTGTTAATCTTGGTGGTATTGCAGGTGGTCCTCAAGCACCTCAACCTGGTACCGGCCAACGCATTCGAGAAGGGCTTCAGACAGCGAAAGGTAAGGGACAAGAATTTTTAAATGCGTTTCTTCAGGGTGCCTCTGCCCTGCCAGTTGGCCGTATTGGTGCAGCTGCTGGAATGATTTCACCAGCCATTACAGCTATCGGGGAAGCAACTGAAGGCCGTCCAGTCGGTGCTCTGGGTGCCATTGGTGGTGGTGCCGCTGGTGTCGGTCTTGGCGCCGCCGCAGCCCGCTTAATTCCTGGCCGTCTGGGTAAGATTGCTGGTGCTGTTCTTCCCACTGTGGGCGGTATGATCGGCGCTCCTACAGGCGCTCAAGCGGCTGAGTCCATTCGTCAAAAAGCAACAGGTGAGCCCACCAAAGGTAAAGAGGGTGAGTTCAGTACTCAAATGGCAATGGCTCAGCAAATCAATGAGTTAGGTGCCACGCAATATCGCGATCAGATGGGTACATATACAAGTGCTCTTAAAGATCTTTCCAAACATTATTCTGATCAACAGTATTACGATCTGCAGCGCAATATGCCGCTGATCGAAAAAATGAAGAACTCTGAGCTTGTTCGTCAGCAAGCCCTTAATGCACACATGGCGCAACAACAGGCCATGCTTGGTACTTTGGCAACTGCAGGTGCCCTGGCACAAGGTGCACAAGCTGAGTCTGGTGCAACACTCCGCACAGCATTAACATCTGCTCCATATGCAGGCGCTGTACTGCAAGCTCCCCAAATTCGCTTTGGTTGATCATGGCACCACGCAACTTTTTTGAGAAACCAAATGCATTGAGCTGGGTGAACTACTACGGTTCTCAGGAACCCCAGGTCACCATGCGGGATTTTACCCCGCAACAAACACCTGCTGCAACCACGCCACAACTATGGAATGGTGAAATTCCAGTAGCTGGGCAAACATCTACCGGCAATGCATATCAACGGGTAATGTCACAGTTGCCACCAGAGTTATTTGGTGATGACAAAGACCCAATGTCCAAATTAATGCGTTGGTCAATCTTCCGCGATATGTATGAAAATGATCCAGAGATCATTCGTCAACGTGGACAGATTTATGGTGACATCATGAATCAAATGGCAGATAAAGCAAATGCTCGTGCCATGCAAAGCAATCTTTTTGCTGGTCTATTAAGCCTGCCAAAACAATTTGCTACAGCAGCTGAACGTCGCCTGGAGTACCTGCCTTATCAGTTACAGGTTGCTCAACCGCCGCAAAACTCTAGTTTTGTAACCAGGCAATACGCAACTGTTGTTTAATCTTTTATGTTAATCTAAAAGAAAAATAATCATGGACTTAGGAAGTATTCTTTCTGGCATTAGTCAATACGGAGCAATTCCAGATCAACCAACAATTAATTCTTTTCCTTTAGCTAAAGGTGCTACTGGTGGCTTTGGTTTGTTTGGTGGCTACAATCCAATGCAGATGGCTGGCATGCTAGGCATTGGCCAGTTTGGTGCTCAGCTTGCGGGTCAAGAAGCAGCCGGTAAATCTGGACAAGCGGGTTTGGATACCATGGCTGACTTACGTGATATTGATTTTGGTACAGATCTTTTTGCTGCAAATAAAGATATTTTTGAACAAAGAGATATGCCACGGTTTTTTGATAAGTACCGTGCCACTAATCCTTTCTATCGTCAAAATCAACTACGCCAAAATCTGCCAGATCTCGCTGGACGCTATGGTCGCTTTGGTGCCTTCGTCGCTTAAATTTTTACAGTTAAAATATACATAATATGAGTATCAAATATGGCTTTTAGTTTAGGTGGCTTCCTAGGTGGCGCAGGCTCTGGTGCAGCAGCGGGCTCTACCTTTGGTCCAATTGGTACTGCAATCGGCGCAATCGGTGGTGGCCTGTTTGGTGGCATCGGTGGATCCGGTCAAACACCACAATACCAACCAACTGAATTACAAAAAGATTTAACAAGCTACGGGCAAAAACAAGTTAAAGCAACTCGCGCAACACAAGATCGTATTATTAGCGAATACGAATCGATGATACGCGCGGGTAACCGTGGTGCGGCAGAGAATTTCCTAGAGCAATATGTAAATCGTTACTCCAATTCCAAGCCTTTTGAAAAAGCATTGGCAAAGAGCTATCAGCAAGATATTGATTACAGCCAAGGTAGTTATTGGAATGAAGCAAACGAATTGTACAAACAACAAAACTTAGGATTTAGCCCTGAAGATTTTGCTTCCTTTGCTGACCGGGCCAGGGGGCTCAATATCCGTAGTCCACAGGCTTTTAGTGATATGTTAAAACAGCAGTTAATTGCAGGGGGCAAGGTGATGACCCCGCAACAAGAGCAATTAAGCCTGGTATTTGGAGATCCATATCGTGATGAAACGGGACGTTATAGAAACTATTATCAAGCCCTGCGAACATCTACCAAACCTGGCTTTGTTTCAAAATTTGAAACTTCTCAACTAGCACCAACTACATAATAAAATTAATATAACAAAGAGAGTTGACATGGCCAAGTGGAAACGAGAATTACAAGAACTTTCTTTAGGTGGTTTAAGCCATGAAGAATACGATCAGTTTAAAACTTCTTATGGTAACGTATCGGCAGACAAGCTAAATGCTTTTGCCTTAAAAAAGAATATTCTTTTTCCCTCTGGAAGTACAACCACTACTACACCAACATATCAAGGAGGAGGCACCACTACAACAAGCGGAGATACCACTACAAGTGGAAATGCTTCTGGCATTGCTCCCAGTGGATATGCCACAAATCTTCAAAACCAGTATGATTATGAGCTCGGTTTAATTAACGCACAAGGTGAATATTCCGTAAGGGCTGCTGATATTGCGGCAAATGCACAGCTTAGTTCTACGCAAACTAGAGCTGAGGCCGATAAAGAAATTAATCGTGCCCGAACTGAAGCTGATCGATATGCGGCAGAACTTGGCTTAAAAGGAATTGAGTCCCAAACCTCTGCACAACGTTATCTTGGTGAGCTTGGATTAAAAGGCACACAACTTCAAACAGACGCTCAGCGTTATCTTGGTGAGTTAGGCTTACAAGGTACACAACTTCAAACAGACGCGCAACGTTATCTCGGTGAGTTAGGTTTACAAGGTACTAAATATTCTGCTGATAAAGAATCAGAGTGGCGCAAGGCAGTTGCTGGAATTGAAGTAGAAGGTCGATTAAATCTCCAGCCAATTATCAATGCTGGCCTTGCACGTGTTGCTGAGATTGAAGGTGCAGCCGCTCGTGATGTTGCTGAAACAACCGGTCGTTATAGCCTGGAGTCCATGCGCACACGCTCTGAAGCAGACAAAGCCATCGGCAAAATGCAGCTCGCTGGCGCGCAGTATGGATTAATTGGTTCAGTATTTGGTTAATTTGCTATAAAATATAGAGAGATTAACGGGCATTATCTATGACAGCTTCTGTGCCTGCTGGCCAAAGTGCTGCAGACGACTATTTTAATATCGATCGTTTTCAGCAGCTTTTAGACAAGCTGGAGGCCTCTAAAGGTCGTCAAACACGTCAAAAATCCGTAGAGGGTCGACGCGATGTGTTTGCCCAAGGCCTTGCCAGCATGATGAGCAACTTCTGATTTAACTAGCCATGACATCTTCTGTACCTACTGGTCAAACCGAAGCAGACGATTATTTTAATATTGATCGCTTCCAGCAACTCCTCGATAAATTAGAGGCTTCCAAGGGTCGTCAAACACGCCAAAAGTCGATTGAAGGTCGTCGTGACGTGTTTGCCCAAGGTCTTGCCAGCATGATGAGCAACTTCTGATTTAAATCCCAATGACATCCAGCGTTCCCACTGGTCAGCTAGATACTGATGACTGGTTTGATCTAGATAAATACAAACAAGCTGCTGAAGTAGCTTATAGTTTCTCTAAGAAAAAAATGGAGACTGCTGGTGAACAGGAACGCGAAACCATTGGAAAAGGAGCAGAAGAACAGCGCACTTCCGCAGAGCAAGGGCAACAGTTCCGTCAAGCAGACGAAGCAAGGGATTACAACCAAGCCCAACGAGCTTATCGATATTGAGTTATTTGACCAATGGGTTGATAACTTAACTTGCTCAGAACAAGAAGCGTTTACTTCTTTTTCTGCCAGCAATTATTCAATTATTGAAGCCTTCCTTTATGCCCGGTTCCTTGGGTATAGAGGAAGCATTGTTGCTTGTGAAGCTTGGGTTAATGATCGGTATCCCAAGCCCGATCATCGTAAAACCCTGCTGTATGAAATTGAAGAGATGCAAGAAGACATTCGCAAGCTTCGCAGTGATGTGGATGAAGGTCTTGTTAAGCGTGATGCTGGTGTTGCACGAATTGCTTCTATGCAAAAAGAATTACGCGGCACCATTGCACAGATTGAACAGTTTGTTAATAACCGTGATCGCAAAGGTTTATTGATGGCAGGTGCTGATCGTGCCATTCGTGAATTACTTTCTGTGTTTAAAGACGATCCAATTGAAATTCCTCTGGAAGAAGCTTCGATGAGCGTCTGGGCTAAAATACAATTTGATGAAGGTTAACTTAAAGTAGATACATGGATCCCAACGCACAACCACCTGCAGCTTCCGACGCCCGTCTTGCGGGTGGTTTGATGTCTGTGGTACAACAACTCCAAAAGAATCGTTTTGGTGGATTACGTGAACTGCAAGGTTCTCCTATCGGAGCCGAAGCAAAAGGATCTGCTGTTTTGAATGCTTTAAGTAAAAACAAACAACAAAATGAGCAAGAACAAAATGCCGCCCCAGCTCCTGGAGCACTTCAAGAAGAAAGAAGCCAAGAACAAGGACGGCAGCGAAATGTCGGACAACGAGAAGCGCAAGGCCGCTTTGGACAAGGCCCGCAAGTATAAAAATCAAAAAGACAAAGATTCTGATAAATGAGTTAGTATTCAGTAACTGACTGAATGCTTAAGCTGTGCCAGCATATCAACATCTTGCTTATCGACGCAATGCACGCGCGGCTGCGCAACAGCAACAAATTAGACCACCTAAAAATGCCGAAGCTCTTCAGCGTGCACGCGAGGACTTTGGCTTTTTTTGTGAGTATGTAGCCGATAAACCCCCAGCAGAGCATCATAAACATTGGCACAGGCAATTCGTAACAGAAGAAAACAGTAGTTGCCTGATTAAAATTGCTGGACCAAATATTGATTTACTTGCGCCTCGTGGCTCTGCAAAATCCACTGTTCTTGGCCTTCTAACGGCATGGGCAATTGGTATTCACACACATGCCAAAATGCCTCTGCAGATTCTCTATTTGTCATACACGGTTGATATTGCACGCTCCAAATCTGCAACTATTAAGCGGATCATTGAAAGCAAGCGATATCAAGAAGTATTTCCCAAGGTTCGTTTACTGAAGAGTGCAACCAGTAATGAGTACTGGTCTATTGACCACAAATTTGCTGGCATTGCTACAACAGGTGATGAACAATTTACTCTCTGCGCTGCAGGTCTAAAAGGTTCCGTGACATCAAAACGATCACACCTTGTGATGATTGATGACGCCATTAAATCTGCTGCTGATATTGCAAATCCAGATATCCGCAAGCAGATGCAGGAGAACTGGAATGCGGTGATTGCGCCAACCATGTTTGAGGGTGCCAGGGCCATCTGTCTTGGCACTCGATTCCGACATGATGACATTCATTCAACTACATTCAATGAACAAAACAACTGGCGTCAAATTGTCTTATCTGCAATCTTGAATGATCCCAAGACAGGTGAGGAATTATCGTATTGGCCAGAGATGTGGTCACTGGATTACTTAAAAGAAAAGAAAAGGCAGGCGCCAATTGCTTTTTCTTTCCAGTACATGAATCAAGTCATCAGGCAAAATGAGTTATCACTTGCACCTGAACTGATTGTTAAAGCAGAAATTTCAACAGAGTTTGATACCTTAGGAGTTGGCATTGATTTGTCTGCTGGCACTAAAGAGAAGAATGACTATACCGTCATGGTACTTGGTGGCCGTATTGGCGATCAGATTCACATTATTGATTATCGCCGTATTCGTGTAATGGGCAATCTTGAGAAATTAGATGCGCTCAAAGAACTACTTAATGATTGGTCAATCCTCGGCAAAGATGAAAACGGTAATTACTTCCCAACCCACTCAACGTGTGACATCTGGTCAGAAGCTGTACAGTACCAGGCATCCCTGGAAGCAGACTTCAAACGTATCTGCTTAAACAATGAGGGCCTCTGGAACTTGTTGTGGCATCCCGTCAAAGGCTTCCGTTCCGATAAGCTGGCGCGATTCCGTGGGTGCATGGGTCTATTTGAGGAACGCAAGATTATCTTTAATCGCTACCGTAATTTCACTGCCATGTTTGAAGAGTTAACCAACTTTGGTGTTAGTAGTCATGATGACTGTGTTGATGCTTTAGTTTGGTTGATTAACGGATTAATGCGTAAGGGTAATCTTCATCTTGATTACTGAATCTAGAATTAGAAAAAAGCTTTATTCCAGTGGGACCAGAATATTTAGCTGTTGGCCTTACGGCTATCATTTCTGCTGTTACAGGCGGTAGTTGGGCTATGAATAAACTACTGGGCAGGCAGCAGGAAAAGCTGGATCAGGCCTATAGTTACATCAGTTCTCAGAAACGGCGTGTTGATATGCTTGAAGATCAGATCAACCGCATGCCTATTGAATATGTACTGAAGGTTGATTTCTTAAGAGAAATTCAAGAAATGCAGGATAATTTCCGTGAGATCAACAATAAACTTGATAAACTGATTGAAAAGTTACTTAGCAAATGACTAGCTACATTCTTGAGGTTCAAGAAGACGAAAACGGAGATTGTTACATCACCCTTCCAGATGAAGTGATTGAAGATCTCGGCTGGCAAGAAGGCGATGTTCTCGATTGGGATGTCAAAGGAAATGGTATTGTTTTATCCAAGGTGAATGACGCATCCGGATATGAAGTTTTAGAAGATTAGAATAAAGAAAAAATAAGATCATGTTTTATAGCGGCGAATCAAACGTTCCAGGAGCACCAGGTAATTTACTTGCTGGTGGCCCTAGTTTTGACATTAATCGTACCCCCGGCTCACTTGGTGGGCGTTCTGGCGAACAGTTGAAGCGCTTGTATGAAGGCGGGACGCAGCAAAACCAGCAGTTGAATGAGGAACTCCGTCGTCGGGGTATCATGCCAGGTTCTGGTCCACAACTTCCGCTTGCATACAACCCCATGTTTGGCCCTGTTCCTATGGGTAATGCCGGCTTCTTTGCTGGACCGCAGATGGGACAAATGCCAGCCGGATTCCAAAATAAATTTGTTTCTTGATGAAAAAGAAAAAACTGGTAAAACTTGCCCTTAAAAATCCAGGGTTATATACACCGGCTGAACTTGCTTATTTTCAATGCTGGTTGCGCTTACGAAAAGAGCGCAAGAAAGCTGCTAAGATGAATTTAAACAATAAGGAAGATATTAATGGCTGACGCCAAGGCACGGCTTCAAGAAATCATCAATTCCTATCTTGAAAAAGATAGTGACATTGTTGTTGACACCGGCGTTGTTGCGTCTCATGTTGCACAGATGAAATTATTTGGCATCCGCCAGGGTGTTGAATTTTTTCCCTCGCAAGATAACTTTGGCGGGCAGCGCAAAGATTTTATCGATCGCGTCCTCAAATACAACAAGATGGATACCCGCTTGGATTCCATCTGGGAATATTTTTTGTGCGATGGAAAAGGCCTGTTTTATATCCGCCCAACAGAGCAGAGTTATCGTCTGTATTATTTTCGTGAGCATGAATATCGATCTTATTACAATGTGGATGGCGAGCTGGATGAAGTTGTAATTATCTACAGCTACAAGGTGCGTCGGGGCAACGGCTTTGGTACCGATATTGCAACCAGCAATATTTCTGGTGGCAAATCAACCTGGAGCCCAGGAGCTAAAAGGTATATTCGTTTATCAATTAAACAACGCGAAATTGAAGAAACGCACTCAGACTCAGAGTTGTCGTTTGAAATGCCAACGTATGCCTTGACGGGCACTACCAAAAATTTCAAGAACACCCTTGGGTTTATTCCTTGTGTTGAGATCTTTAATAATCCCAAAGGTTTCTCCACTGAAGGCGTCGGTGAGTTTGATGCCATGGCAAATCATATTTGTACTCACGACGAATTGATGCGAACGATACGCAAAAACATTACATTCTTTGGTAACCCAACATTACTGTCTTCCAGGCCCAAGACAGATCTCATGGAAGCAGGAGATACTGCAGTTGTACAGCGGCCATCGATTGCGGCAAACTCTGGCTTCACCAGTGCCGCACCTTTAAGTCGTTCTATGTTTAAGGCTGATCCAGTCAGCCGTGGCATGGATGGTGCAATTCGTGTGCCGCGTATCATTGCAAACCTGGAGCCAAACGATCGAGTTGGTTACATTGTTCCAGATGCAATTACTGGTGACCAGAATGCATTTGCTCGTCAATATCGAGAAGAAATTCGCACGGCATTAGGCGGCGTGGATGAGCTGTCTATTTCTGCTGGTGTTACTGCAACTGAATACAAATCATTATTTGGTCGTGTTGCCGCAACATCCAAAAAGAAAGCAAATGCAATCTATACACATGGCATTTGTCGTTGCCTTGAGTTAATTATTTATCAAGAAGAGCAGTTATTCAAGACAACACTTGCGGCGGCAGCAGGTATTGAAAAACCGGTTGATCTTGGACCTAATGCAACACCAGAAGAAGAGCAGGCATATAAAGAAGCAATGAAACAACATAATGACATCCTGAAAAGGATTATGCTTGCTCTTGTGGAGACCCAGGTGATTCCACCTGGAGTTATGGGTCTTATTCCGGATGGTGACGTTACTGTCCTTTGGCGTTGGCTTGGTCCTGTTTATGAGGAATCTACACAGGACATCCTGAACAACTCCATTGTGGTGCGAAACCTTCAGGAATTAGGTGTTGATAGCATTGAAGCACTGAAATACCTCTTCCCGTCTAAGACGGATGAGGAACGGGCCGAGATGTTATCTGGGTTCCCGTTCAGGATGGTTAATGAGTTGCAGGGTGCATACGCTGCATTCTCAAAGCTAGTGGGGGGAATGATGCAGACTCCTCACCCGCAAGCACCGGATCTTCCGATGGCTGCGGATCCAAGATTGGATTTAACACCATATCTGTATCGAACATTAGAAGCTCTACAAAAGGAGATGAGTTATGCAGGACGCTACCGTCCAATCGATCCCACAGACGAGCCAAACTCCGGCAGCGGTGGCTCCAAGCAGCTACGTGGTCCCAACACCCAGCTACCAGGCAGCTCCAGCTCAGACAGCACCGGTGGCTTATCAGGTGGGTACCAGTTACCCACAGGCGGTACCTCAGGCGGTCCCCAGCTACCAATCCGCCCCTACTCAGTACGCCCCCCAATCCCAACCGGAGGCTCCGAGCAGCAACCCATGGGAATCGGCGTTCAACAAGGTGGTGAACCTTCTGAGCGCACCAGTTCAATCCCCGTTCCAGAATCAATCGTCAACACCGACGATTCAGTACAGTCCGGCCAACTACGGCCAGCAGTACAGCAGCCCAGCTACGCAACAATCGGCTCCGCAGACCTGGTCTCCCAGCCAGACATCCTCGCCCAACTCTTCCCCAACTTCCTCCAATCAGTACTTGGAGCAGGCGGCGCAAGCAGTAGTGCAAAACCTGAGCCCGGAAAGCCAGTACGTAATCAGCGCGTACGGTCTCGAGGCGCCCGCAATCCTAAATAACTATGCCCTCCAGCTGGAAGGCATGCTGGATAGTGCAGTTGCTTGGGGCGGTCAAGCCAAAGAATTGATCGAGGGCTACGCCAATTTTGCTGTCAATGAGCATCAAGAGAATCTTGCTTATAACGAGATCCTCACCAATCCCGATGTGCTGAGTGACTACACCCTGAAGTTCTTTGGTCCAGAAGGTCCGTACCCTGTGTATGAGAACGAAGGCGAACTGGAGACCCAAGGTTATCCGACTCAAGCGGTGAATCCTGCATTTAATCAGTTCCCGGCACCTCCTGCCGCAGCTGCTCCTCAGCAGCCAGAGAATTTCTGGGGCACCTTTAAGCAACAAATGGATATGGACCCCAGCCAAGCCTGGCGCATCCTGAACCAAGCTCAGCCTCAAGTTGTTGCAAACAAACTGTTTGTGATGGAGTGATGCCATGCGTGGCGCTCTTAAATATGGCGTACCTATTGCCGCTGGCTTAGCCACGGGTGGGTACGCCCTTTCTCAAGGTGAAGATCCTGGTTCTGCAATTCTTGCTGGTGCTGCAGGTGGCCTAGGTGGTGCCGCAGGTTTACTTGGCGCAGGTAAACTCGCAGGTAAATATGGCCAAGTTGTTCCAGGGCTAATCGAAAAAGGTTTGGACAAGTCTGTAGGTAAGTCCGGTCTTTCTACGCGTCAACGGATTAATCAAGCAATTGTTAATAGTCCTGAATACATGCGTCGCGGTCAATCTGCGACTCTTTATTCTCCTGCCACTGCTGGCAACATTGCAAGAACAGGTTTACTTGCAGCACCAGCAAATATTGCTGCAGCAGCAAAACCTGCCTTTGCAGCGGCTGCAGTACCAGCGTCCGCCGTTGCCGCTGGCCTTGGTGGCGTAGCCCTTGGCGCTATTCCTGGTGCTATGGGTATCCCAGGATTCCAGCAGAATGTTGCCCTTGATCCTGAATCTTACGGTTCTAGTAATTCTGAAGGTGCTCGCTATAAAGCACCTACCATGCAGTATGTGTAATAAATAAATTACCGACTGCTAAAATTTGTGTTAGATAAGACATAATAATGTCTGAATCTTTCACCCGATAAAAACACTTCCGCGACACTGGAGGATAAACCAAAGTGTTCATTGATAACGATTTTCCAAAAATCTTGGGCGCCGAACTCTATCGGCCCCATCCTGCTTATATTGCTGAAATGGCTGTCGAGCCAGTGGTCGTGCATGACTTCACTCGTCAGCCCGGTCAAACCGTTCAGTTAGACCGCTATAAGTTCTGGGGTACCCCTGGTACGAAGGACAGCCGTGAGCGTATTGCTGATCAAACGATCGGTACCGCTAACAGCCGTAACATCACCAAGGAGAAAGTCCTGGTGGTGCTCAAGGAGTACACTGGTCCTGCCGACCCGGGTGATCCGACCCAGCCCAGCACTTTCAAGATTGCCCGCGAGACCCTGATCACAGCTCAGCGCCTGCTGCTGGATTCGGGCAACCTGAATATGTTCCACCAGTCCATCGGCAGCCTGACACTGCTGGATGACTACCGCCGGTGGCGCGACCGCGTGTTCATCGACGAACTCGCCAAAGCTGAAGCTAACGGTGCTGCTTCTACCAGCCAAGGTGGTTACTTCTTCCCTGGCGGCAAGATCAAAGATTCCTCTGGTCGTATTTCGTACACTGGTACTGAGTACACGGCCGACCTCCAGCAGTTCTCGGTGCGTACCGACCTGCTGAATGTTGTCAAGGATCTGCGTAAGCGCAACACTCCGACATTTGCTGATGGTCTGTATCGCTGCATCTGCGATCCTACCTTCATGATGCATCTGCGTCGTGATCCAGACTTCCGTGAGATCGCTCGTTACGCTGGTAATCCTGGCCAAGGCATGTACATGGGCAACCCCATGATGCCTAACAACGCCAGCTTCTACATGGGTCCTCAAGCTGGTCAAGGTTATTTCCTGGCCGGTGAACCTGTTATGCCGACCGGTGTGCAGTTTGAAGGCGTTAAGTTCTTCGAGTCGACCAACTTCCCCACCAAAAACGTTAATACTTCGTTCGATGGTGGTTCGACCTATGCTTCCAAGGAAGTTGCTCAGGGCTTCTTCTTCGGTCCTCAGTCGGTTGGCGTTGGTATCGGCGGCCCGAACGCCCAGGTGCTCATCAACAACAACGATGACTTCAGCCGCTTCATCATTCTGATTTGGCAACTGTATGCTGGTTTCGAGATTCTGAACAAAGACTTTGTTACCACTGCTTACAGCTACGTTCAAGATGACGGTACCGTCTGATAATTAGTTAACAAACAAACATAGGAAAAGATAAATGACCTATTTGTCCGCTAAAAAAATCTACCCAGGTAACTGGGCTGAGCCTCTGAACGGCTGGTATAAGAACATTGATACCGACGACAGCGGCGCTATTGATGGCTCTAAAGGTGGCCCTACTTCGGTGCTGGCTATCCCTGGCTATCGCTACTTCCAGCAGCGTGGTTATGTCCCCGTGACAACCACCTCTGGTGCTGGTGCAGTCGCTTCTGCTGATGTGATTGTTCCTTCGCCTTATCGTCAGGATGACACACGTCCTGATATCACGGGCATGGTGATCTCTGGCAGCAGCACTCTGCCTGCTTATGTGTATCGTGCCACCATCTCCGTTGCTTCTGGCTGGGGTGATGGCCGCGTTGCTTCTGGTGTTTATGCCGCTACCGGTAACGTTCTTTCGTTTGGCCGTAGTAACGCCGGCAGCCCTACCGCTGCTTCCGGTATTGGCGAAGCTGTGATTCAGGCCAACCTGACATCTACCACCTCTGGTACCCAGGCTGGCGAGATCCTGTTTGCTGCTGGTTCCGCTGGTTATAGTGCCAACCCCTTCCTGATTGCCAGCGGTGCTGCTGGCGTGACCGCCGGTAACGTGTACTACGCTGCTACCGCGTCTACTACTCTGAAGGTGTTCGCCAAAGAGACTGCTAACTCCACCACAACTTCTGGTGGTTTCTACATCTCCAGCGGTGATGCAAGTGCCGGCCGTACTGGCTACCTCGTGGTTGAGTGCTGCTACATTCAGCCTGATGTTGCACCTGGCTACGAAGACATTGATGGCTACCTCCTGGGCCGCACTGTCAGCTGAGTGAGTTAAACTAGGACCAGACAATAACTGGTCCTATGACAACTCTTTCGGCAGAAATGCTTTATCAGCATAAAAAAACAGGTGCACGTGTCAAGGTTGTAAGTGAATGGGATAACGGCGATTGGTACATGGTCGAAGATCAGGACGGTCGCCTTTTCACTGCTTACAAAACTGAGCTTGCACCTGATGAAGATGCAACCAAAAAGGTTAAAACTCTTCAGGTGAAAGATAAAGCAGCGAAAGAAGAGCCACGCACTTTCCCGCCCGATCACCGTTTGAATATCAATTCAGCTACCGCCCAGATGATCGCTGATCACATTAAGGGTATTGGATTGAAAACGGCACGAGAGATTAAAGATCTTCAGATGTCCTTATCGGGTGAAAGGTTTAATAATCTTGAGCAACTCAAGCAAATCAAGCGGGTTGATTGGGACGCTGTACTGGCTGCAGACCTCATCCGTGTATAATTACTTTTATAGGAAAAAGGCACAGCCCCTGGGAAACCAGGGGTTTTTTCGTTTTACAATGAAAAATAAAACATATAATGTCTTACGTTCCAATTCGATCTGGATACACTGGACCCAGCGCGAAAATTGGTGGTTCAACCGATTATCACATCGATTTAAAATTACTTGAATCATTGCCGATTGGCGAGCGCGTAAAAGCATTAGATACACTTGCAAAGCAATACAGATCAATTGGACGTGAGATTGAATTCTCTAATCCTGCTGTATCCGGTAGGCGCTGGAATCCTGAGTCTGATTTAAGTGATCGAGTACAGTTATTGAATCAAGCGGCTGCTGCTCATGGACATAGCCAGCATCCTGGTTGGCAATCGCTCGACTTTTATGTACCTTTTAAGGGCAAATCTCGTTTTGATCCTGGCGCAGTAGAAGATGCTTCTATTTTTATTCCAGGTGTAGCAGGAGGAAAAGTTAAACGTAGCTCTGGTGGTGGGTATGGCTACTTTTCTGAATCACTTAATCCACAAGGGCAAGTAATCTTTAGAGTTGGACATGGCAACATTGATCGGCCTGAGCAGGAAGCAGAGCTTGCGATTCCCGGAGCACCTCAGTTACCTGGTCCTCAAGTTGTTCAAGGTCAAACACAACAACAACCTGAAGCACAGATAAGCGATAAAGAATTCCTCGAAAAATACATTAAAGAAAACCTTGAGAGTCAATTAATGAGTGGGATGCTATCCGAAATGTTCCAACGCAAACGGAAAGATCCCTTTGCTGAGTTTCAGGAAATGATGCAGGCTTATGGTGTACCAGGTATTTCTAATCCCCTGCTTTAATTCAGTTCATCTATAATTAAAAACATACGGAAATAAACTGTGCAGCTGTCAGATTTTGACAAAAGTAGAGTCCGGTATCACCTGGGCTACTTCACGGTATCCGTGCCAGCGGGCGATTACGCGCGTTTAGAGGAAGCACTTAACACTGTTCCTGATTCGTATTTTTACGACAAAATTGTTATTCAATTAGGTCGTTGTGATACGGCAGAAAAGAAAACTGAGGTTGCTACTTCTCCTTCCACGCGTCTTGAAAGCATTGCTGGCGACGTTGATCGTACGATTCGCTCCAGTAATGCACGAGAAGCATTAAAGGTTTGGGACGAAATCTACCTGTACGAAACCAATCGTCTTGCTGGAATCCTTTACGTGCCTAACTACAAAGATCCAATGCAAGCACGGTATCGTTACGAACGATCTGGTGCAGAGTTTATTCAGGCATTACCAGGACCTGCAGATACTGCAATTGGTTCACGCATCTATTTACATGAGGTTTGGCGCTAATGAATCCGTTTCTCGCTCAGTTTATTCAACGTGCTCCTCAAGTATTAAGGGCTGTACAAGGTTTTGGTGCTAAAGCAGCGCCTAAAGCTGTACAAGGTGTTGTAGATACTGTTACAAATCCCCAGACATATCGCCGTTTAGCGGCTAGCGCAGAAAATACACTTCAACGCACATTACCAAAAGCATTTGCTGGTCCAAACTTTGGCAATATTCCTGCTCGTTTTACCGGTTTAATCAGTGATGTTGCACAGATGCCGGCTGGTTTAGCTCGTGATGTGCAATCTGGAATGGTTGGACGTGCAATTCAAGAAGCAGCTGGTTTTGCGCCACAACTATCCCGTGGTGCCAGTCAGGCTGCAACAGGTGCATTACGTGCTCCGGTCATTGGAGACGCACTGCGTGCAGGTCAATCTGTATTAACAAGTCCACTGCAGACTGCAATTCAAACCGGTGGTCAATTTGCCAGGGATCCTGGGTTACGCCGTGAGTTCTTGAAGCAATTTGGTGGCACTACAGAGAAAGCAGCACGTGCTTTAAGCGGCACTACAAATGTTGGCCGCGTCGGCGGGTTACTGCAGAGCCTTTCTCCTGGTGGTGTGACAGGACTGCGTGGATCACTTGCGCTGCCAGGTGCTCTTGGTGGCGCTGCATGGGAAGTCCCTAATATAATCGAAGCAAGTAGTTGGTTGGGTGATCGCTTGTCTGATGTTGGCATTGGATATGATCCGCGCAGAGATCCTCGTGTTACACCAATTCAAAATCGTCCAGTTGTAAATCCTGGTGAACTTGCACCCGATTACAGTGGCGCCGCAGATCGTGCAGCTCGTTTTGCTCAATATGCAAACATGGGCCAAGGATTACAAGATGCTAACCTGACTCCTGGTGCAACACCACCAAACCAACCTGCTCCCCCACCGCCGCAGTTACCTGCTGCTCGGGGCTCAGTTGAGCAGCAAGCCGGACAACCGACTTTACCACCACCTCCAGGCGGCATGCTTGGTCAAGTGGTTCTGTCGAACGGGGCCGGTGTTCCCGCACAACGTCAGAATGTTCAAGAACGCGCACTCTCTCAAGAAGTACTTAATGCTGCTCAGCAGTACGCTGCTCCTACAGGTGTCCCCCTTCCTTCCTTCTATGCGGGCCAGCAGCAATTGGGTAGGAGTATGGCACAGACTGGAGAGTTGCAACGGCGTCTGACGGATCTTGGAGCTGCTCCGGATATGCAACAGGAGGCTCTGAAGTCCTGGGTGAGAGAGAACCCTGGTCTTGCTTACCGCGAACTGATGAAACTCCAGAGAGGCCAGTGAAAACCATGCCAGCAAATCCAATTCGTCAAAAATACGAACAGATCTTAAACAAACCTTATTCTCAAGGTTTGTTAAATATGATCCGGACCGGCGAAGGCACTGCTGGGCCAGAAGGATATCGCACGCAGTTTACTGGCAAGTTGTTTGATACATCCAGAGGATGGCGCCATCCTAACGAGGCAATTTCTTCTGGTGGATACACAAGCACAGCCGCTGGAGCCTATCAGTTTTTAACACCTACATGGAACGAAGCAGCAAGAACGCTAGGTTTAACCAGCATGGATCCACGTTCCCAAGATCTTGCTGCGTTGTATCTTGCTGATAGAAGAGGTGCTTTAGGCATCCTTCAACAAGGTGGCAAATTGGTCGATGTTGCAGATAAGCTGGCGCCTGAATGGGCTTCTATCCCAACAAGAGAAGGGAAAAGTTACTACGGGCAACCTGTTAAAAGTATGTCTGACCTTGCAAAAGCATACGAACAAGGCAAGGCGCGAGTTGTTGGATCCCCTGCAGTAACAACAACAACAGTACAAAAGCCACAAGTACAACCCCAGCTTGCAGGGCAAGCAGATCCTGCATTAATGAATATGGCGCAGCAGTTGGTTGCACCATTGGTTGGTTCGTTCTTAAATCGAGGCAGTAGCCCAACTTCTTCTTTTGGTAATTTTTTGAATATGTTCGGATCAATGCTTCGGTAACGTCTATAATAAGTAAAAATAGGAAGTATAGCCTTGGCCTCGACATCTACTAATAAACAACCAATGTTGGTTGATCGGCCGTTATTTGATTCGGTTCGAGTAACTACACAAACAGTTGGTAGTGCTTCTACGAATACATTATTTGTACAAGGCGGCCAGGCTCCATCCATTCTTGTTGATATGGATGCCGGATTAGAAGAAGATAATAATAGTGGTGGTGTTGTAGACTCCATTACAATCGCACGTAATGATTTTTATAGGGATGCAGATTACACGGTCAATGCGTCGACTTCTGGTACTCCTGTATCTCTTGTCAGTGGTCAAATTGTTTTTATTTCTTCCACTGGGGTCTTGACTGGTGGAGGTGCGCCGTTTAGTGGTTATGGTTACTATCAATACACTGGTGCAACTACGTTGACGGGTATCAATACTGCTCTTAATTATTCAGGCGGTATTGCATCTGGCTTTGATTACAAAGGTGTTGCTTACGGTTATCAACCAGCGGTGACTTTTGTTTTCTACCAAACCCGTGGCACAACGACACCTATTCCCGCTTCTGGGGATTACCGCTTACTCTTTTCTAAAACAGTTCCGGCAGATAGTGGAATTGTTGATTGTTCTGATGTGATGCCACAACTTGCGGTACCCTCTGTTTCTGCTGGTAATACCAATGGCTTAGGTGCAACTGCGCCACTACGCAATAAAGGGATTTACCTGGAGCGCGGCGATCGTTTATACGTTGGCGTGTTTCCCGATGGCCCAAATAGTTCAGGTTATATTCCAGGTGTACACATTACTGCGCAGGGCGGGTTCTTCTGATCATGGCCAAAAAGAGTGGCAACTCTTTTGGTGATTTTACACAAGTAAAAGACTTTGTGCCTCGCAAGGTACAGCCGATTAAAACTGAATTTTCCAAAGGATCAATTCCCGATTCTTTTTATGCAGTTAATAGGGAATCTTCATGGACGCGCTGGCGGCGTGGCTATGAACTGGCAACTGCAACAGTAACCGATACAGCATACGAATATCCATTTAATTATCAAATTCCACTGCCACAAGGTGTGCAACAGAGTGGTAATAACCCACCTACAATTCCGGGAATTTTCAAGGGGTTCCCAACTGTCCACAAAGAATTTGGTATGCACTGGGCAGGCATACGCGTTGCTGGAAGCCTAAGATTTGACAATATACGAAACACAAGAGTCACCAATCCTTTTTATTGGCACGACGCACAATTTAATGATTACGAAAATATCGGTCAATGGTTTGATCCGGAGTTCTATATCACTAACAGTATTGCGTCCATTGAGTCTGTTACAGAAGATGATGAGTATTGGTACGTAAAGATTAAAGGTGATTGGAGTACTCAAAACCCACTTCCTCCACCGCTTTATGTGCCAATCCCAGGTGTACCTGGCGGTCTAAAAGCAATTAATGGTGAAGTACTTGAAGATCGAATTATTGAAGCAAATGGTGTGCCAATCACCAGAGACACGATTGATCCAACAACACAAAAACGTTATGGATATGTCCAAGCTATTTTGGTTGACACTAATCCTTTTACAGGTGTTTTAACACTAAGAAAAAGAGGATCAGTAGAAGCAACCCCAGACCGCGCTTTGGTTACGCCAGCAACAAGACCACCGAATGTGGGTCGATTTTTCATGACCGGCACACGTTATTGCTGTTCATGTCAAGATTTCAATCGTCGTGATTTTATGTTCATGACAAATTTAAAAGGAGGCAATTGGAAGCCATTCCCAAGAAATACTATTAGTACTGTTAAACCAGGTCGTCGTGAGATCATCACACTTAGCGGATTATTAAATAATGCAGCCATGACACCTGGTGCAACAAACCGTGACATGGCTATCATTTCACCCGCAGTGGAATATAACGTACCTCCAACTATTACACCAACATCAACAACAGTATCTGGAACAGCACGCGACAACCCTGGTGTATATACAGATTTTGGATCTGTTTACCTACGCGGAACAAACCCTGCCCTACCAGGGAGCAAGGCAGATGGTATGGTGACATATGAAGATTACGCAACTTCAAATGAAGAGCTGACCTCTCTTACTGATACATGGACTCCTTTACTAGATGAATTTCGCTATTGCAAACACATTTATGCCATGCGATTTAAAGAAGGCGTGTTTCCACCAGAGCCTTCTGATATCCCCGTTGAAAATGGTAGTCTTGTATCCTGGGAGCAAAAGCTAGTTTCTGATAATGAAAAAGACCAAGAAAAAATACGCGTAGAACTTGCACGTCAATCTTTGTCATACATGGATGTACCGCCCTATAACTGTCAATCTCCAATGATGATGCCAATGATGCAGAAACTGTTTAATGTGCCAAGTAGCTTTGTTCGCATGCAAGGTTTTACCATGTATGACAAAGAAGGCAATCAATACATTCCATCTCAGAATCAAAAACCAGCAACTTAAACTTCGTCTACAATAGGAATACTGCTTCAAGGTATTGCCAATATGTTGCTTCTTACGTCGACTGTCGATATCGTTCAGATCGTAGCGACAAGTGCAACACAATTAGAAATCCATGCTTCTTATGCAGACAATGCATCAGGAGTGGTTACCGCTGGGCGCAAAGACACTATTGTTACAACTGCTACAACCGCTACAATCGTTAGTTCTCCTGCTCAAAATATTCAACGCAATGTACGTACGATTGTTGTACGCAATGATGATCCATCAACTTCCAACACTATAAAAGTAGAGCATTACGACGGCACCAATACGATTACACTTTGGTATGGTGCTTTAGCAGCAGGAGAAGAAGCAATACTTAGCCAGGAAGGCACATGGCATGTCTACGATATTACTGGGTTAGAAAAAAACTATAATGTAATTGGACCGACTGGTCCAACAGGTCCTTCTGGTGGGCCTACTGGTCCACAAGGGGCAACAGGCCCACTAGGTCCTACTGGACCCACAGGCCCAACAGGTGCAACAGGCCCACAAGGTGCAACAGGACCGCAAGGGACAACTGGTCCTATCGGCCCTTCTGGTGCGACAGGCGTACAAGGTGCAACCGGTGTTCAAGGCAGTACAGGTATACAAGGCCCCTCGGGTGCCACTGGAGTACAAGGTGCCACAGGCATTCAAGGTCCAACAGGAACACAAGGTTCGACTGGCCCTCAAGGTACAACAGGCCCCACGGGATTACAGGGAACTACTGGTCCTACAGGCGTACAAGGTGCCACGGGTCCACAAGGTGCTACTGGAATTGAGGGTCCAACTGGGGTAACAGGCGTACAAGGTGCCACAGGTCCGCAGGGTACAACAGGTCCCACTGGAGCAACTGGTGTTACAGGCGTTCAAGGAGCCACAGGTGTACAAGGAGCTACTGGTCCGCAGGGAACCACTGGCCCCACTGGAGTACAAGGTGTCACAGGACCGATTGGCCCCACAGGCGCTACTGGTATTCAAGGGCCTACGGGAGCCACGGGTCCGCAAGGATTTTCGTCTAGTGTTTTTAAATATCAAGCCAAAACAACGGCAACCAGTGGATATCCAGGGGACGGTTTTATCTTATGGAATAACGCCACCCAAACCAGTGCGTCAACTATTCTTGTTAGTCATTTAACATTTGACAATGTTGATGCAGATATTTTTCTTTCTCAATTAGAGCAAACAGAGCAAATTACGATTCAAGATCAAAGCGCAAGTGCCAATTTTCAAGTATGGACAATTAATGGTACGCCAACCAACACAAACCCTGGCGCCGCTAATAGTTATTGGTCTTATCCTGTAACACTTTCAAGCTCCGGTGGAACAGGAACAACAAACTTTGCAAATAACCTCAATATTTTTATTGCTTTAACAAGTGGTGTTGATGGTGCCACTGGTGCCACTGGTGTTGCTGGCCCAACAGGTGCTACAGGTCCACAGGGCGTCACTGGTGCTACAGGTATTGGAATCACTGGTGCCACAGGTGCGACAGGGGTACAAGGTGTTCAAGGCACTACAGGTCCCACTGGGGCAACTGGTGTTGCCGGCCCAACAGGCGCTACGGGTCCGCAAGGCACTACAGGTCCCACTGGAGTGCAAGGTATAGAAGGACCAACCGGAGCCACAGGCGTACAAGGTGCTACTGGTATTCAAGGCACTACAGGTCCCACAGGCGTACAAGGTGCCACTGGTATTCAAGGCCCCAGCGGTCCCACAGGCGCTACTGGAGTACAAGGTGCCACAGGTATTCAAGGTGCCACTGGTGCTACTGGAGTACAAGGAATCACAGGACCTACAGGTGCCACTGGTGTACAAGGTGCCACTGGTGCAACAGGTGTACAAGGAATTACTGGACCCACCGGTGCCACTGGCGTTGAAGGACCCACTGGTGCAACAGGAGTGCAAGGGCCAACAGGCGCTACAGGTGTGCAAGGTGCTACGGGTGCCACTGGTGTTGCGACCATCGGCGGCAGTAATGGCCAGGTTCAGTACAATAACTCTGGAGCATTTGGTGGTGCCGCTGACGTAACTATCGAAAGCGGCGATCTTGTATTACTAAACCAAGCTTCTATTACATCTCCAACTGGCACGGGCACAAAGCTTGGAGCGCAATCAATTGGCGGCAGGTCACTTTTGGTCGCTAAAAATAATTCATCTTCAGCGGCTTATGCAATACAGCCTACGCTTGCGCAAAATCGAGTTAATATGTGGATTGGTATCGTCAATAACTCAACACTCGGCACTTTTGGTACAACTGCTTTTACTGCAACAGGCACAAACACCGCTACAGCGGTAGCAACAACTAATCGTTTTACAAGAACTCAAAGACTTGAATATCTTGTTACTGTTGCTGCTGCAACCGCAGTTGCGGGCTGGCGAATTGTAAACAACGTTTGGAGTATTGGTGGAACAGCAAGTGATGAAGGTGGATTCTATTTTATTTGCCGCTGGGGTCCAGCAACAGGCGTTGCAACAACAACAAACCGTGCATTCGTTGGCATGACTAACTCTACAGTGGCGCCAACAGACGTTGAACCAAGTTCCATTACAAACATCGTTGGCATGGGCTGGGATGCTGCAGATGCAAACATACAAATGATGCATCGTGGTACTGGCGCCGTTACAAAAATTGATCTTGGCGCTAGTTTTGCTGTGCCGACAACAGATCGAACAAAGGTATATGAGTTGGCAATGTTCTCGCCTCCGGGATCAACACAATCGGTTTCTTACTTAGTAACAGACTTGGTCACCGGATCCACAGCAAGTGGCAGCATTACAACAAACATGCCTACTACCACCACGCTCTTGTCTCCACGAGGGTGGATGAGCGTTGGAGGCACAAGTAGTGTGATTGGCATTGCTTTTATGAGTTGCTATATTGAAACAGATTATTGACGCCATAAATCCGATTGGTTACTATACCTAAAGCTTAGGTTTTTTAAATGCGGCTGCATTTGGTTGGTATTTTTCATACCCTTGCAAAAAGCAGTTATTCACATTGTGCTTTTACAGGAAAAGCCCTTCGTTTCCCGCGCATGATGCAAGCGCAAGGATATGAAGTCATTGAGTACAGTAATGAAGGAAGCGAAGCAAATGCAACTGAGCATGTCACCATGCTTACGTCATACGAATTTGACGAGCTATATGGACAACGAAAAGACACTGAATTCTATGGTGATAATGCAACGGTAGGTAGTACCGGTCATCAAAAATTTGAAGAACGCCTAATCGTTGAAATGCGCAAACGTCTGGAGCCAGGCGATATTATCTGTCATCCATTTGGACACGCACATCAAATCCTGATGGATAAATTTCCAGATTACAAGCATGTAGAAACTGGAATAGGCTATCCAACATTAATGCCTAATAGTTTTCGCATCTTTGAGTCATACGCCTGGATGCACTATCATCAAGGCAAAGAAAACAGGCAGGGACGTAACTATGAATGGGTTGTGCCCAACTATTTTGATATTGAAGAATGGGAGCCAAATTATGAGCCTGGACAGTATTTAGCTTTCCTCGGTCGTATTTGTTCCGTCAAGGGAATGGATACAATTTTGGAAATAGCTAAATATAGTCCATGGCCCATTGTCATTCATGGACAAGGTGACCCCATGCCCTGGAGCCATCCCAACATTCATTATGGAGGCCCAATTTCTGGTAAAGCACGTTCTGATTTTCTGCGTAATGCACGTGCGGCTTTAATGCCCACAAACTTTACAGAACCATTTGGCGGCAGTGGAGTAGAAGCAATGCTGTGCGGTACACCATTGATTGCGGTTGATTACGGGGCATTTACAGAAACCATATCTAATGGCATCACTGGATTTAGATGTCATACCCTCCAGGAATGGCTTGATGCCATTGTTGATGTTGATCTATTAGATCGAAGAGTAGTTGCAGCTAATGCACGCAGTCGATACAGCCTGGATGCATGCGGTAAACAATATGATCAAATCTTTAGAACGCTAGATAATTTGCAACACAAGGGATGGTATGAATTACGCGGCATTGAAACGCAAGCCATTGATTACTCTTTTTTAGATCAAGAAGAAAAGCCATTTGCACAACGTCTTGTTCCTTATCTTGTTGATACTTTTAAGCCAGATACTGTACTTGATCTTGGCTGCGGCCCAGGTACATATGTCAATGTATTTAATGACTTAGGCGTTGACTGCATTGGTTACGACACAGACGTGCGTGTCAAAGGTATGCCAAATATTTATTGCAAGAGCCTACATGAAGCAGAAGAGAAAGCAGACCTTGTTCTGTGTATGGAGGTAGCAGAACACATTGATTCTTCTCAGAATGAATCAATTGTTCAAGTTATGTATGACGCTTTAAACCCAGGGGGAGTTTTAATTTGGACCGCTGCAAAACCAGGTCAAGGCGGCGTAGGACACATTAATTGCCAAGAAAAAACATATTGGGAAAAACTATTAAATGCAACTGGTTTAGTTCGTGATACTGTTGAAGAACAAAAAACCATCGAATATATCCGCAATGGATATCATATGGGTTGGTTTTTACAAAACCTTATGATCTATAGAAAACCATGACTAACACACCAAGCTTTGGTGACGTGGTGGATTCAACTTCACCAGCATCCCAAGAACAATTAGCTAAGCGCCAATACGGTTTTAGTACCATTTCTTACGACGGTTCTCCAACTGTTTACAAAGGAGGTGACGTTGTTCATCTCCCATATGAGATAACAGAAAAATCAACGATGGAAGCAATAGGGCTTGCTTGGGCAGCATATGCGGAAGGTATTCCCGCACAAGAATAAGGATACTTAATGGATTAAAAGCAATAGATTAAAATATCTTTAAGCACTTGCGAGGGTGTACCGGCTTTTTCTATGGTCGGTGCATCTAGCTCAATTCAGTATGTCCCACTCTCCTCCACTTGATCAACGCATTGTCGATGAGTATTTCTCACTGGTTTCCAGGCGTAAAAACGAAGGCATCGCCTGGCTTTTTGGTATGACAGCAACCTTTGGCCTTACGCCAGAGCAATTTAAAAATGCAGGTGGCTTTACCTGGGATGGCAACAACTTGATTATCGCAGGACGTAAACGAGCCATACGTCCTCTACATCCACAGTGGGTGCTTCTTTTCCAGCTAAAAGAAAAGCAGCCCCACGATGTGTGGAGCTGCTGGAGTCCCCTTGTGTCACGTCTGTATCGGGCTATGGCTCTCCAGGAGATCAGTATGAATGTCACTGATTTGATCCTGGCTCATAGCATGCGTAAAAGATATTATTCCTCCATCAAGCGGCAGCGGCAACGGGCTGCTCAATCTTTCGCAAGTGCTTCCTGACAGCGTTTACGTTCCACAGATAGCTATCCCTGGAGCGCGTCTCGGGAAACGCTGCGTAGTGAGGACCCAGCTTCAGGGTGCCGTCATCCCGGTACTTGAACAAGGTTTTCTTGTCAATGCCGAGAAGCTCTTCTGCTTGCTGGGCCGAGACCCAACCTGGATGCTTAGCCATAGGTAAGCAAATGTGTACTTCCATACAGTACGGAGTAAAACGACCTTGTCAAGGGTCTTAATTAAAGCTTTATCTCTTCTTGCAAGCTAAGTAACGTGTGTTGAAATTAGAATAAATTAACGGCAACTAAAGAGTATGTATTGCAACGAGCATGAGCCTCTCGCCCTGCTAGTTGAATTAACTCCTAAATTGGCTAAGAAAAAATTTCGTGAAAGTATTTATCAGGCTTGGAATAATAAATGCGGTTACTGCCAGGAACAAGCAACAAGCCTAGATCATATTGTTCCACGGTTTAAATCAGGCTCGTCTAATCGCCATAATTTATTACCTTGTTGCAGGAAGTGCAATGCAAATAAAGGTTCAGAAGACATGAAAACATGGTACGAAAAACAAGAGTTTTTTTCTTTAGAAAAACTTGATAGGATTGAAGCCTGGACCAGGCAAACATCAGTATTTATTTTTGGTGACGTTTAATGGCTTATTGGGATCCAAAGCAGGGATGGCAAGTTCTTTCTTATTCAACCGACTACAAAACAAACTACACAACAGTCGATCCATTAGCTTTATATCCATATAAAACTGTCAATGATTTTTTTGTAGAAGCGCCATATAAAACAATTACAGATTTTGAAACGCTTTTTCCTTATAAAACTGCAGCGGACATTGCCGCTGGCTTTACGCCAAAAACGGCCGATGATTTTCTTGCATTATTTCCCAATAAAACAGATCAAGATTTTGCAGATCAATATCCAGCTAACAGGCCAACAACGGTAACTTTCTGGACAAAAATTGATTCAGATGGCAACAGACAAATAAGCTGGACAGAGCCAAATAAACCAGCTAATTGGAATCAAAAAAGCATCACATACCAAGGAACGCTTAAACAACAGTTTTCTGACGGCTTCCGCAATAGTTTAAGTGACAATCAAAAGGACTTACTTTTAGCTAAAATTGCCGAATTAAACACAAATAACACAAGCAATTTAAACGATATTGACGCCAGAACTATTGCAGTTAATACGTATAATCAGCAACAAGCACTATTAAGAGATCAACAAGCAAATACTTACAATACAGAGGAACAACAGGCTGGACAACAAACTCTAGCGGAATACAATCAACAACAAGACCAACGGAGGCAGGAAGCGTTAACTACATTTAATCAGAATCAAGATACGCTTCGCCAACAATTAGCTTCAATCTACAATCAAGGGCAAGACACTCTTCGCGCCACAGCACAAAGTAACAATTTAACTGCAGCAGACATCAATCAAAAAAATCTTCAACTTAATCAGAAAAACCAGATACTTAACGAATGGAGCCAGGAAGTAGTTAATTATTTACAGGGTAGCAAAACAGGAACTCCAAACAATCCTGCATATGTATCTACGCGAGATGGATTGCCTACTCAAAAATTATCTAATTTATTGTCGCAAGGATTAATAACACAGAATGAATATGACACTTACGTTAATACAGCAAAAAGTGGATTTAAAGCTTATTACTTAATTAATAGATTATCTCCTTGGAATCCCAAGGAAGGACTGCAACCTCCCACGGGGGTATTTAACTCATTGTATTACCGTACCCGGACCGGTGATATAGGAAACAGTGTTGATCAACGATTTAACGCCGCATTGCAAAATGATGATTTAGATATTTTGGGTCGTTTTGATCGCGATCTTTACGCACATTATCATTACACTACTGTCGGAAATAAACTGGGTGCACGTGGAAACGATGTAGACGACGCACAACTTGTACAAAAGTATGCAGAATTTTTAACTGATGCAGATTATCAACTTTATAGGGATCGCGTTCTTGGCGTAGGTGACCAATCTTTACTTGGTGAGCAGGTATCTCAGTTAACAACAGAAGAAGAACAACAAAAAGAAAAAATGTTTGGCGCAATGACGCTAGACGCACTAAAAGAATCACTCCAGGCTTTGCAAAACGCAAAAGCACAAGAACAGCAATTTGATTTATATGCACAACTAGACGGATTTAAAGAAATTACAACATTAAATCAAGATATCAGTGCGTCTATTCTTGGTGATTTTGGTGCAGGCGGCATCATGGGTTGGATGGGAGGACAAGAAGATACAGAAGAAAAGTTTTCAAAAGAATTAGGAAAAATTACTGGAATCCCAAGTCGCAGCACGGCTGTATATAACTGGCAAAAGTGGTTTGATGAACAATTGACTACAAAGTACAAGGAAGGAACAACTTTCCAGGATCTGGAAGACCCCACTAAAACCTATGTGTTGGATAAAGAATTTGCGGATAAGTACATTAATACTTACTTGAAGCCACGCTTTGATGCTTCCAAGTCAATGTCCGAATTTACAAGTTATCTGGATGTGTCACAAGCAGAACAAAACATATTCCGAACCCAAAGCTCTATTAGCGCATTAAAAGATATTGCAGATTTAAGGGCTAAGGCGTATTTAGATCAAATTTATCAGCAGTCCAATACGCAAAAATCAAATTTTGATCCTGCGTTTTATTTAAATCCGACAGGTAATTTTAGTGCAGATGATCCAAAGCTTGCTAAATATGCCGAACAAAAAGCAAAAGTTGATTCAGATTATCAATTAGCCAAATCTAATCCCAATACTGTTGTTGAAGGCGTAGGAAAAACATGGGCACAACTTGCATATCAATATGGTTTAGATATCAACGATCCACTGCAATTTGCCAGATTACATTATGAAGTTGTGGGTGGACCTAAATATAATTTTGACGGCGCAAGAGACGTTTTAACATTTCAAGATGCAAATCAATATATTCAAAATACAATATTGCCGCAAATTTTAGAGGAGAAAAACAATCTTGGCGATGTAACATTTATGAATTTTGTGACGCCAGAATCTTTTGCTGATGAGCTTTTGCGTGGCGTAAATCCTGAAACAAACAAAGAAGAATGGAATAAACTACTTGAGTCCCAGGGGTTGGCAGGTAGCGATGCTGGCATAGATGAAGTAAGGCAATATATCATCGATTCTTTTAGGACTAATGCCGCGCAACAAATTCGAGAATCTATTAAGTACTTAAACGAGAAAAGGTTGCGTCCAACACAAGAAAGGTTGGGAGTTGATTATATTGAAAGGACCAGTGACGCAGCAACAACTGGTTCGCCAGAAGAAACCGAATTATACAAAGTGTTTCGCAATGCTGGTTACCAAGGAACAGAAGATGATTTTTATAACTCTTTTATGACTGATATTGATAGAGGAGAAATGGAATTATTTACACAAGGAAGTAAAGCTGGTGGAATTCAATTAGGCGGCAGTTACTCAGGATTGACCAGTAGTGATCCCTTTGAAAGCATGGCATCAATGGAAAGTTTATTTGACAACGCAAAAGAAACAACAACAGAAGATAAACAAGCGCCTAGTTACTTTAGACTGTTTGATGAAGAGGATACAGATGACGATTACAAGTCTGCAACAGGACAAAAAATTCTTGGTGAATTTACATCGATGTTTAAAGGATTTAGCTAATGGCAGATAAGGCACGCAAAGCAGCAAAAGCAGCAAAATTACATAAAGATTCAATGGCGTGCAACAAACCACGCCGCACCCCTGGACATCCAACCAAATCACATGTTGTTAAAGCATGTAAAGGCGGAGAGGAAAAAATTATCAGGTTTGGTCAGCAAGGCGTAGAAGGTGCTGGTAAACACCCAACAACAGAGAAGGACAAAGCAAGGAAACGTTCATATTACGCACGGCATAATGCACAAGATCCTAATCCAAGCATCATGTCTGCCAGGTACTGGTCAAACCGTGTAAAGTGGTAGGGCCACTCATTCAATTACATGGCAAAACCTAAGTCATCTGCATCCATTAAGATCGAGTCTCGCCCTAAACTAACGCGACAGGGTGATGGCAAGCACTCAAAGCCAAATCATGGTCGCAAGTTAAGTCGCGGTCAAGGCAAATAAATTGTGTATGATTGGAAGTAATTATTGTTACTTCCATGTCGGATTTTTCGTCTGCCATTAACATCATTCGTAAATACGAAGGATTTAACGAAAAGGCATACCCAGATCCGAACACAGGAGGAGACCCATATACCATCGGGTATGGAAGCCAATTCTATCCCGATGGTTCTCCTGTTAAAAAGGGACAATGCTGCAGTAAACAAAAGGCACTGGAGTATTTGTTCCATGAGGTCAATGTAATTGAAACTCAGCTTTTGAAATTGAATTTGGGGTTAGATGATTGTATGCGTCAAGCCCTAATTTCTTTTATTCACTCGATTGGCTGGGAGCCTTTTTTGTACAGCCATGTTATTGATGCTATTGAGCACGAAGATTTTTGCGGCGCCACAGAAGAAATGGGCAGATGGATTTTCAATGAAGACCATAAGGTTGTCGGTGGATTACTTGATCGCCGTAGGGAAGAAATTAGTTTATTCCTCCAGGAAGTTGACGCCAATCCCTGGTCCTCAACAGAAGTTTTGTTGACAGCATTTCGCAATTACACAGCAGCACCACACGAAGTACGCGCTATCAGAGGTTTAGAAGAAAGCATCAGTCCTTATGTCCTATCAAAATTTGCCAATGATTTTTGTATTGATGACAATCCATGGTCAGATTTTAGTACTGATGACGCAGATCTAGTATTTGGCGGCTAGGCTTAGAATAATTGCATTGAGAACATGCAGAGCGGGATGGAGAGGTCAGTTGAGCCACGGGAATTTGAACTCCCCCTAGAATTGCAGTTCTCAATGCGTAAAGCAGAACTTGCTGCGCAAGAAATGACATGGGAGGAGTTGTACTGTGCACTTCTCAATCTGTACCACCAGCGCCTTATGGAATGGTACGCTATTAAATCCTTGATGGAAGATGAGAATATTTCTATTGATTTTGATATTCCAACTGAGATTGAGTTAGCAGAACTCGCCGCCGCCTGCATTGACGACGACGAGGATGAAAACGAAGACGATCTTCAGCCTTTTTGAATTTCGTCTAACTGAATCAAGCGATCAATGTACCACTGCGCTTTTTTAAGGGATTCAGTGCCCCCCTTCAAGCGTTCACGCCATACATATTTTTGAATGTTGCCTTTCAGGTAACCACGATACTCATCTGGTGTTAATGAAGCCTCAATGGCCTCAATACACTCAATACTCCCACTATCTGTGTAGTGGGTAGGATGATTTACATTATCGCCCTGGAGCACAGGAGCCTCTTCTTTGACAGCCCATGGTACTGGGCATACGCCACCAGGGCAATCCATTACTTCAGGCACTGGATCTACCGGAGCAAACCACGTCGTTTTGCCGACAACACTCGTTCCTTCTCCGAGGGCGCCTCCAGTTCCAGTACTAAGCTCTTCGGTCGTGGCGAGGAAGCTGGGTACTGCTCCAGTGCTTCCTCCATCGATGGGATGTAACCCGTCATTCCGGGCCGTTGCCCCTCGAGATTCAATGGATTCCGATCCAACCCTTGTTCGCATGCAACTAAACCGCGATTATACATATCGTACAGCGGCACATCATTTTCTGCGTTATCAAGGGGTGCGCCAAAATCTTCTTCTGTCAAACAACGACATTTAACTTCGTCCTGAACAAAAGCATCTAAAAATCCAGCTGCAGAATGCATCACAACTAACTAACGATTTACTGCTTCTACAATAATAAGATGGCAAATACATATAGCTCTAATTACGATCCACGGATCAGCTCTGGAACTTCCGGGGCAGAAGCATCTGATTTACGGCCTGAACAGGCATACGACATTGATTTGCGGCGCTTAGATCCAGAGGAGCGAGCCGCTGCATCTTCTTTAAATAAAGACCAAGAACGTATTGGGCGTTTTATGCGAGCAGCACGAACTGCTGGTGAATACAGACAAAGGGCAAGTATTGATGAACCAATGATTCGTGGCAGAACACCAAGAACAGGTGCAGTTATTAATGGCGTAGAACTACCAACTAGAGGAGACTCTGGAGGGCGTACCGGTTCAGTTGGATACGCCCGCACTCCTAAATCAATGTTTGGCCAGCCATTTGTTTAAACTTGAGAAAACACCACGTTTTTGGGCTGGTCCTGGTACTTGCCCTTTCGATGCTGATAAGTCACCTCACAAGGTTTACCACGATAGAAAAGAAGCTGTGTAATACCCTCGTTGGCGTAAATACGATTAAATAATCCAGTGCAATTACTAATCTCTAAGGTCAGATATCCTTCCCAGCCCGATTCGGCAGGAGTGATATTAACCAATATCCCTGATCGCGCATAGGTAGATTTACCTACTGCAACAACCGTTACGTCGCCAGGTAACTTTAAACGTTCTTGTGCTACACCAAGACAATAACCATATGGAGGCAAGATAAAATAATCACCTCTTTCATCAGACTGCAATTCAGCAGGCTTCAAAATATCAGGTTTAAAATTCTTCGGATCGCATTCCCCCTCTGAAATCCTTCCAAAAATTAAACATTGCTTGGGAGAAAGGCGGATATCGTAGCCGTAGGAACTGAGGCCATAGCTCAATAGACGACGATTGTCTTCTTCGTTGACCAGATGGCCAACAAAAGGCTCAATCATGCCTTGTTTTTCGGCCAGCTCACGAATTTCCCAGTCAGCAAGAACGCTCATAGTTCCCTGTTATCGTTTCTTAGTATACAGAAGTCAACAAAGAATGCGCCCTTTGTGACCATAGATATCAATAAAATTACTGATTGCCTGATCGGTGTCCGTGGTAGGCGGAAAATAAACTAAAAATGAAGTTGCTGTTTTATGCCTCTTTACTTCATTCTCAATTCTTCGCATGAGAATGGGAGCAGTTTTTAAGATGCACACAGGAAAATCAAATAACTTTTGTTCATAGCGAATCATGTCAGGGCAGTTGGTAAAATAAAGTCCTTGTTTTACTTCTCCTGCCATCCACTCACGGTATAGACGCCGAAACCACACAGCATGAGAAGAAGTCAATGTACTAGAAGAAGCTCTGGTCATCTTCCAGCGTTGATTTTTTTCTTCCCAAAAGTAGCATCCACTAGGCGGGAATAAATACACATTTCCATACCATGGTTGAGCATTTAAGCCGTCATCCAATGGTGTGTAAAAATGTTTTGCTTCTACATAAGTATTAGCCAATGTAGAGCTTGCAACATCAAGATCAATACCGCCCATTAATGCATGAGCGGCTGTAACAAGATCTTTATTTGTAATTAATTCAGCATCTTCTCTGCGAAGACTAGGAACAAATGTTGTCATCTACTTTGTTATAGTCCACTTCAAAATAACGCATCCCATCAGAATCGTTAATAACATATCCAGCTTTTTCTTTTGGATCGATTTTCTGCGCTGCAGACAGGATACGCCTAAAACTTTCTGCCATATCGCCGTCATTGGAGCGTTCACACTCTTCTTGTGCAGCATGCAATTCTTTTAATGTTAAGAAAAACATGGAACGTTCGCCAGATTCAGGTTGAAACACCATCACTCCTGGGCCTTCCACCTCCCAGAATTTACAGTACTGCTGGCCCATGTCACCAAGGATGAGCCGAACTGTTGCATCCAACATACGTGCTTTTGTTTGGTCCATTTTGGGACCAATGACAGAAGCGATTAATTGTTCTCTTTTACTCATCGTGCAATTAAATTTTGTTTGTAGAGGGCTTCCAGTAGCTTAGGCGTTGGCTGGTACATAACAACAAGCTTTCCCAGAGCGCCGCGTTTTTTTAGAAGCTTACCATTTTCATCTCGTAGTTTATCAAATTCTCCAGAGCGAATGAGATATTCAGCTACACAACGCAGCCGACGTTTCAAAGGCAGCTCTGCCTGGGGAAATTTACCACAAATTGTATCTGGCATCATATCTTTAAATGCCAAACGAAGACGATTTGCAAGTGTCATGCCAGAGTTTTCGTCTTCTTCTTCAAATGCATGTAAATTTTCTAAATAACGTTGCAGACACCCATCATCAAAAGAGCCGTCAGGCGGCAAAAACATTTGCACTTGCAGGGCAAGGGATTTTGGTAGCAGTTCTAAGCAATTAGAAACCGTAAGGATGGATATATCAACACCCCTAAAACGATATGCCATAATCAAAGGCGGCCAAAAGGTTTCACGTTATACAGCTCCTTGCGTGTATTTTCATCGGCGCCTATTTCTTTGTAGCTAATATCTTTATTTTTTGCAAAGGATTGAATTAATCGGTTCCAGGGGATCCTAATCAATGCCTTGCGTTTGTTATCAGGAGATACATTGACATAATGAACACCTTCGACCCATCCTTTCGTTGGTTGTTTTCTGCCAATAGCAATCCAATTTCTTATGGTTTGATCTGAAACTCCAAGCCGGCGACCGCATTCTTCAGTTGAAATGTATTCATCTGCATATGCGTCTGGATTGAGGACATCAGTTTCTCCTTCTCCATACCTGCTATGCCAAAGAGAAGAGAGAATATTTTTGATGCCTTTTAATTCGTAGGCAACATCTTCAAATCCTTTACGAATACCGTACTGCATGCCAAGACCGTTTTTTAAATGCTAATGTGTAAGAAAATCACTTGCAACAATGGAAGAACAACAGGTTCCCCCTAGCCAACCAGCCTTTCAAGTTCCCCTGGAACAGATCACACCGGATCAACTGAATGAACTGAAGGCTCGTGCGCGTGAGCTTGCCGTCCGTCAAGCAATGGCAGAGAGGCAGGTTTTGCCTCAACCAGCTCAACCCCCTCAAGTTGTTTATGTTCGACGAAATTTAACTGTTGCCGAACTGCTGATCGTCCTCTTGATATCTTGTGGAATTGTAACAGGAATTCAGTTGGCTTGGAAAGGTGTTTCTCATGTTATTCCACGCATTGAAGTAAAGGTGAAATAAATAGAACATCTATAATAAAACAATAGAGTGCATTGTAACCGTAGGTGGCCAATAGAAAAATTACCGAATTTTCGTCTATCGATAGTGCTTCTATCGACGACGCAGATGTATTAACTCTTGTCCACGTTTTTGAAGTAGATCCCACCCTAAGAAATAAAAAAATTACTTTTACTGAATTCAAGGAATACTTGAATCAGTATTACATCAGCCCTAGCGGCACTGCTACATTTAGCGGTAATGTTGTAATTCAAAGTGGATTAACGGTTAGCGGAACAGCTCTTTTGGGGGCCTTAACTGCTACGGGTGCGGCAACCTTTAGTGGCGTTACTGTTCAAAATGATATTACTATTACCGGAACAACAAGCGGTACTATTGCCAGTTTTGCGACAGGTATTTTTACCAATACAGTTTCGGGCAATACGTTAACCGGACAAACTGTAAATGCTACAACAGGTAATTTTCAGTCAGTTACCAGTGTCACTGGTGTTTTTACAGGAACTCTGTCAGGTGCAACAGTAACTGGCACTGCAGCCCAATTCACTACTATTACAGGACAAAGCATTTCCGGAGCAAACGTTACTGGTGTATCGGGTGTATTTACAACCCAGCTCTCTGGGGCGACAGTCACTGGCAACACAGGATTATTTACAACGGTAACAGGACAAACACTTAGCGGTGCTACCGGTGTTTTTCAAAATTTAACAGCTAATTCACAAGCAATACAAAACAATTTAACAGTCACTGGAACCATTGTTGCTAATGGATCAATTACAACAACAGGAAATCTAAACACCAGTGGTAATCTTGCCGTTGCTGGCTCAGGTGTTTTTGGATCTGGGATTCAAGTTACCGGAACCATTAGCGGCACAACTGTTACAGGTGCAACGGGTTCTTTTACTAATATCACCGGTGTTAACGGTACTTTCACTACACAAGTATCGGGTGCAACAGTAACAGGTAATACAGGACAATTTAGTAATATTACTGGTGTTTCGGGAGTATTTACAAGTTATTTATCAGGTGCAACGGTTACAGGAACAACCGGTCAATTTACAACTGTTACTGGTATTAGTGGTGCATTTACATCGTTAACTGGTACTACCATTACTGGAACCACGGCTCAATTTACAACAATAACTGGTATCAGTGGTGCGTTCACCGTAGTCACAGGTGTCACGGTAACTGGAACAACAGCTAATTTTGTCTCAGGTGTATTTACGACTCAGCTTTCTGGGGCCACAATCACAGGTAATATTATCCGTGGTACCAGTGGAATTTTTGATACATTAACAGCGGTTAACCAAACATTCTCCGGTGGCTTAACTTTTTCTGGTGATACTAATACTATTGGCAATGCACAGTTTCGATCTGGCGTAACAGTCACCGGAACTTTAAGTGGCACTACCATTACAGGAACAACAGTACAAGCCACAACTGGCACATTTGTTTCTTTAACTGGAACAACAACAACTGGTGTAACTGCAACTTTTGTTACTGGAATATTTACCACAGTTGTATCGGGTGCAACTGTTACTGGCACGACTGCTCAGTTTATTACTGTTACAGGTGCATCAGGCGCATTTACTTCTCTTACGGGCACCACGGTTACTGGCACAACTGCTAATTTTGCAAGTGGTAACTTCAGTACAAGTGTTTCCGGTGCGACAGTCACAGGGAATACCGGTTTATTTACAAACATCACTGGCAGCACAATAACAATCACTACACCTTCTGGCGCAACGCCAGCGGTCATCTGTTCAGGTGTAGTGTCCGGTGGAACTTCTGGATTTGTTATCCAAGGACCTTTGACGATTTTGCCTTGATATTTTGAACTAAAATAAACAAAAGACAGTAGAGAAAACAAATGCCTTACGGTACCATCAAAGTTGACACGATTACGTTTACGAATGGTGGCGTAGATAAAAGTATTTCAATTTCTGGCTTAGCTCAGAATCCAACATTTACAGGTAACGTAACAGCTACTGGTACTATTTCTGGGGACATTATCCAAGGTGGTACCACTGTTTCAGGTTTAACAGTTACTGGTACAACGGCTAATTTTGTCTCAGGTGTATTCACAACACAGATTTCTGGTGCTATTGTCAAGGTCCCAGCAGGAACTGCTGCTATACCTAGTTTGCAGGTAGGTACAGGCGCAAGTGTTTCCCCTGGTTTATACGGTGCGGGCACCGATTTACTGGGAATTAGTACGGGCGGAGCTAGTGCTGTAATTATTGATTCTGTTGGTCAGTTACGTGTTGTTAATATAGGTTCTGCTGCCGCACCAGCATTTGTTGTAGGTAATGATTTAAATACAGGCATCTACAGCTCCGGTGCGGACCAGCTGGCGATCAGCACGAACGGCACGGAACGCCTCCGCATCGCTTCCACCGGTGCCTTTGGTCTATCTGGCGCTAACTACGGCACCAGCGGCCAGGTTTTAACCAGCAACGGTTCTGGTAGTACTCCTACATGGACAACAATTAGTGCAGGTGGTGATGTCTTTTTATCAGCCAATAATGCATTTACTGGTGCCAACACGTTTTATAACAGCACTGGACAGACGTTTGGCACAGCAACATCAACACAAGATGGCATTATACTTGCCGGACGCGCTGGTGGTACAACTTCATTAAGAGTTACTATTCGGCCAGATGCATTAACAGCAAGCAGAACCTTAACGCTTCCAGACGCAAGCGGTACAGTTCTTTTAGGGGCCAGCAATAATGCATTCACTGGAGCTAATACATTTTATAACGGAACAGGACAGACGTTTGGCACTGCAACATCAACGCAAGATGGAATCATACTTGCCGGACGTGCTGGCGGCACTACATCATTAAGAGTCACGATTCAACCAGGGACACTAACAACATCAAGAACACTCACTCTTCCCGATGTAACAGGAACCGTTGTCACAACAGGTGATACGGGTACAGTTACAAGCAACATGATTGCTACTGGAGCTATTGCAGATACAGATATCAACGCAAGTGCTGCAATTGCATATAGCAAACTAGCAAATATGACGGCAGGTTCTATCTTGCTTGGTAACGCGAGTAACGTACCAACAGTTACCGCAATGAGCGGCGATGTAACTATTACAAGCGGTGGGGTTACATCAATTGGCACTGGTGTCATTGTTAATGCTGATGTAAATGCTTCGGCTGCAATTGCGGGAACAAAAATTAGCCCTGATTTTGGTAGCCAAAATATTATTACTACCGGATCAGTACAAGGAAGCCTTAAAGCGGAATCTGCTATCTCAACAGTTTCTGTTAGTACTGCAACATTCTCTTCTATCCCAAGTTGGGTAAAACGAATTCATCTTTTATTTAGTGATGTCAGTACCACAGGGGCAGATTCTTTTGGGATTCGAGTTGGCACTTCTGGTGGAATTGTTTCAACTGGATATTTAGGTGCAAATTTCCGTGTTTCAGATGGTGGCACACCAAGCGTAGCTGCTTTTTCAACAGAGTTTACAATAGTTTTTGCAGGCTCCAGTGGAGCAGCTAGCATCTATTCCGGCAGCCTGACTCTTTCCAATATTACAGGAAATACCTGGGTCATAGGTGGGACTTTTGCTGCAAACGCAACTGGCACAAATAATAGGACGGGATGTTTAAACGGCTATATTGCCCTGGCTGGAGCATTGACCCAAGTACAGCTTGTTGATATTACTGCGGGATTTGACGCTGGATCCTTTAATATCTTATATGAAGGTTGATTTTAACCATGGCTAAAAAGTACTCTATTGTTTTTGATTGCGACACTAAAACAACGTCTTATTACGAAGAAGACGAAAATGGGATTGTCACTGAAATTGACAGTATTCCAGAACAGCCATTGGTTAATGAACAGATTTTACCGACGCAAGATCCATTGCCCGGCACAAATTGATATACTTTATGTAAGGTGAACTAAAACCATGACCTGCACAAAAGAAGACCTGGTTTCCGCAATTAATTCGTTTGGCGCAGCCAAAGCAACTAATGACATCAACCTCATTACGTTTGCTGGTAACTTGCTTGCTGAATTACTAGAAACCATTGAATTTGGAGAAGCTGTTCCACAAGGCGAAACGCCTGTAGTGACACCCGATGTTATTGAATGATAAAAGGTGACTTAGAGTTAGTAAAAGACTCTAGGTCCATGGCAATAAAGCTTGTAGAGGCAGCCGAGTTTTTTAAAGGTCTGCCTCATCAAATCAATGCTTTTGAATGGCTTCAGGGCAGAGTTTCTACTTCTGACCTGGAGCTTTTTGCGCGTAAATACAGAAATCAAGATAAACCTAAAGTTGAAATAGAAAACTTTACCAATGATTGGGCAGGTCTTATTGCAGCAGCAAAACAAGCAGGATCTAAATATCCAGAAGTAGTTGCTGCACAGTGGGCTTTAGAATCAGGCTGGGGCAAACACACCTCCGGTACACATAATTATTTTGGGCTTAAAGGTACAGGATCAAACGTTAATACACAAGAATTTTTAAACGGTAAATGGATCACAATTAAAGCTGGGTTTATTGATTTTCCAGATCTTTATACCTGTGTCTGTTACTTAGTAGAAAGATGGTATAAAGATTTTGGAAAGTTTAAAGGAGTAAACCGTGCACAAAATAGAAATGAATGTGCACGATTATTAGTAGTAGAAGGTTACGCAACGGATCCGTCTTATAGTGACAAGTTGATGCAAATTATGGACAGAGAGCTGGATATGAAGCCAGCACCAGCCCCTAAGCCAAGCCCTGCACCAGCCCCTAAATTCAATCCGTGGAGCCCTTTTACATATAAAATAACACCAAATATTGCATATGGTGAATTAACCCTTAATCAAGAAGGTCGTAGGTTTAACAAACAATACCAATGTGACACTGCGCTAGAAATCTGCAAGTTTCTTGAAAAAGCTCGTTCAAAATTTGGGAACAAACCTTTAATTATTACTAGCGCAAATCGACCTCCAGCTGTTAATGCAGCAGTAGGCGGTGCATCAAATTCTGAGCATTTATATTCCGCACCTAATGTAGGTGCTATTGACTTTTATATTGAAGGAATTAATTTATGGACTTTACAGGACTGGTGTGATAATAATTGGCCATACTCAGTTGGCTATGGAGCACCAAAAGGTTTTGTCCATATTGGAATTAGAGCAGGAAAACCAAAAGTAAGATGGGATTATTAAAGGATGAAAAAGTATAAGGAGCCTTATATCAGGGTAAATATCTGCTGGGAAGTAGGAGAAGAAAAAAAATGCGTAACCTTGTCAAAAGAACAAGCTTACGCAACAAGAGAATGGGTTGAAAAGAATGATGGAACAGTATTTTGGTTCCAAGCATTACCAAATTAATCAACGTTGTTTGGCACGTCCAATAACTAAACCAGCAATTTCAATAAGACGATACGCTTTACGAGCAAGTGCATCATCCTTGGGCGTGGGAGTTAATGCGCAAATTGCAGAACATGCTGCATGAATAGCTAAAGCAACTTCTAAATACTGATTAAGGTGAGACATTGTTATCTCCTGTTTCTTTTATTCTAAGAGCAAATATAATCTTTTAAATCTTTAAACATCGTAAATGCGACACCCAGAAGCATGCGGGTTTTGGCTGCAATACTCAACCCAGGTTGGACTTGGTTTTTTAGGGGTTTGTTTAAATAATGCGAGTAAAAATTTAATCATGCTCGATTAGCCAAAGGAACCAAGACTGAGGGAAATTTATCTGTATCTTGATGTGATGCAGACCAGATTTCCTTCCATTCTGACAGAGAGTGATCGTGAATAGACTCGTAGAAAGAATCATCAACAGGATCTAAGATAATATTAAAGCCATCCTCTGTCAAAAACAATCCGCCTTCAAAATCTTCAACTTGAAAATAACCTTCAGTAGTTGGAAATTCAACAACTAGCACAAAGGCATAATCTTGTGGTTCATTCCTGGTAGTAGAAACACAAATTAAATAACTACCTTTGGTCAAAGGATAGTAGTGATCATCTCCTCGATCAAGGCGTACGGGAGAAAATGTATTATACAGATCAGATTGAGCGGCCATGACATCGCCAAAGTATGGATAATATGTTCCGTTTGTAGTAGGAACAGCTACAGAATCTTGATCAAAAATTGAATGACCTTGAATTGGATTAACGTTTAAATCGTATGCTGATAAATGAATATATTGAGGCCTGGGAGAATCATCAACTAGGATGATCCAAGCAGGAGAAGTAATTTCAACTTTAAACCAATGGTTATAAGTGCCGCCGCCAAAGCCCCCACGTGATTGATCCCAAGTATCTGCAGATCCTACTAATTGATTTTTGGGACCTAGCGAACCACGTAGATATTTAATTGCAGTAGAACTAAATGAACCAAGCATCAAAGGATTTTTTTGAGTCCTTTGCTGTTGAGTTACTGTTGATCTTGACATTCTATCTTGTAATACTGCCTGTATTCATCATCATAATCTGGGCAATTCCGGTGCACCAATGGATGTTGAATTGTCTGTTTGTACTTATGTTCACGTAACATTTTTAATTGTTTTTCCTCCCGCACCCTTGCAAACTGCATTAGTTTTTCTGGTTTAAATACATATTCAAATGGACTGATAGCACCAGGGGGGAAGGTGCGATTCCAACTAGAGATTAAATGCAGAGGATTTAAACAATGTTTATTGCCGCATACTCTGGTAACAAACATTGAACCAATATCGCCCCAGGCGGATTGATAAATAATTTTGTGAACAGTAACATTAGCTGAATTTTGCTTGGCATATAAAGATCGATAGGATGGCATGCACAATCGTTTCTTAGTCAGCTTGGGAGCTTCCCAGCAATCTTCTAAATGACCGACAGGTATTTGACGCCAGAGATCCGCATATTTATGTTTGTAGTTTGCATTCATGTAATTAATATCAAAACCACAAATATTGTCACGAATTTTTAACGCACAGTGATAACACCAATGCATTTCTTTGTCACGAACAACATGATCATGGGCGCATGGAAACCCTTTGTAATAACCAAGCTCATCTAGCTGTTTTTCCGATAAATGGTCAATATCAGGAATCCAGGTAATAGTTGGAAGTGTCTGTAAAACTTGAACTGCTTTTCTCGGAAGATTGGCCATGGTTAATTGCAGTGAGTTTTGGAATACATCCCACTTTTGACGTAAGGACGTTTGTGGAGCTTTGGCGGCTCATGTACGTGAAACACCAACTCTTTTCGGTTGTCTTTGTCTATATTGTCTCGCATGTGTCTCACGTATCCACTCCCTGGATCGTGACCAGTACGCAAGTAATACACAATTCGATGCGCTGAGTAGGGAATGCCCCCCAGGTAAACCGTGTAGTAACCAGTGCGTTTGTTCTTTTTTCCTGCCATATCCCCCGCCTGATGCCGCCCATTTGTCTCCGCCCACGCCAGGCCGCTGGGGTATGCGTCAGACAAGCTCAGCTTCTCCTCCAGGTGCCAGAGCGGAAGCATTTGAGTGTACTCACGCATCTTTAACGCACCGCCACTAAGAACAGAGTACCAGGGGGGAGCAGGCCCCTGGTGGAAACAGAACCAAAATTCATGTCAAAACATAGATTCTTCTTTAGTTAAACACGGATTACACTTCGCTACCCAAAGTGTATTGTTTTGTCAGTATTTCTCAAGTGAGATCAACCTGAGAATACTAATCTTAACTTGAGATTCCCTTGGACACCCTGAGTCAATTTCATACACTTTTACACCTAAAGTGTAATTAGCGTCATGGTAAGAGTAAATCGACCCTTTGACATGAATTCTGCTGCATCCGCCCCTAACAAGAAGCAAGTCCGCGACCCAGGTGGTACTGGTGAGACAAAAGGGACACAAAAAAGCCCCCGCAGAGCGGAGGCCCGGACCCCATGCAATCGACCGTTTTAGTTTAAGGCGCCTACCAGCCGGCGCTCCTTACGTTCTTTTTTCTTCTTGTTTTTCTTTTTTGGTTGAGTCTCATCTTGTTGAGTCTCATGTGATACATCTTTGAGTACATCTTCAAAGATGCCACCGAACTGAGAAGCGACTGTATCCCAGTCAAATTGGCTGTCAGTGACACGTTCGTAGCACCGCTGGGCCACAGCATCTAGCTCTGCCCGATCGTGGTACAGGCGGTTGAGGATTTCAGTTAGATGCTCGACAGATGGGCATGGCAGCTCTCGTGCGTAGTTGGTATCGACATCAACGTGATCGCAACGGATGAGTTCACCACATCCTTCAAAGATTTCCTTACAGGACGTGTGGTCAGGAACCACCTGGGCGACACGGCAAGCAGCATGTTCAAAGTTAACAAGCCCCCAACCTTCACCCTTACATGTATTGATACCGATGTCAGCGGAGTTATAAATCCAGTTCAATACTTCCACAGAAACATTGGGAGGATTTGGTGTGTTTGCTGTCAAGACGATCCTTCCGTTTGGATCAAGGCCCACACGATCCATGGCACGCGCAAATACGGACATGACATCCCAGCCTTGATCTTTCATGCCCATGTGAAGGTACAGCTGCGCCTCTGGTTTATCTACAGCAAACTGGGCGAAGGCATCAATAGTGATGTCAATTCGTTTGCGGAATTGATTGCGATTACCATTAAAGACAATAAATGCATCCTGTTTAATACCAAGACGCTCTCGTGCTTCTTTTTTATCACATGGTTTGAATTGACCAGCAGTTACCCCATGTGGAATTACTGCAATTGGTTTAGTAATACCCCCACGAATAAATTCGTGGGCACCAAATTCAGTGTAAGAGATGACAGCATCCCAGTTATTAGCTGTATCAGAAAGGCAACCAATCCAAGAATACGAATCCATGGGCGCATAACCCACAAATTTAAACTTACCTTCTTTGTGTAGATCTTCGATCCGCCTGTACTGCTCATTAATGATCCACATATCATTAATAGTGAAGACAACGTCTGGCTCTTCTTTTTCTACAACTTCCCTGATACGTTCTTCACCAAATGGAGCCTGCTGGAATCGATTGGACGAAGGATACATTTTATACTCAGCCTGTAGCGGAGTTGGATCACCCCACCAGTTATGGCCAAGGACAACGATATCAAAGTTGTCTTTCAATCGACTGAGTACATTTTCTGTTACACGAGCAAATCCCGTCATGGCAACGATGTCACCACACCAGAGCAGTTTAGGTTTTTTGGTCATTTAACGAATGATTACTCGCCTTAGTATATCTAATTTTGTGGAGTTACAGATCGCAAGATTTCTTTTTGCTCTATTGTTTTTGCTTGCAATTTTTTCTTCAAAAATTCGGCAGCTCTATGGGTTTGTGTTGTATTTCCGCAGGTATACAGATCAATAGCGCAATATCCCATCTCCGGCCATGTATGAATGGACGCATGAGATTCCGCCAGTAATGCTAGAAGCGTCACTCCTTGTGGCTGAAACTTTTCTCCAAAGATACGGAGAATAGTTGCATTAGCCATGACGAGCGAAGCTTCTAGCAGACGCTGCAGTTCTTCATAATCATCCAAGATGCCATGATCACAGTCATAGAGATCGAGGATTAAATGGCGACCATTGCTCACATATCGATAGCATTTTCATCCATTATGGCATCAGTAGTTGCAGTCAGCACAACACCATACAACTGTTGATACTCTTCAGGTTTGGCAGCGACTTCAACAATGGATGGGTAATTGTCATACTTAGTCTTATTTGATTCACGTACTGCTGCATTGATAATGCGCATACCCTTAGCCCCTTTCATGCCGTAGACATTCAGTTTGAGCTGGTGCTTACAGATATCAAGGAACAAGGGTTCAAAACGACCACGAGACATGATGCCAACATTGCAGCTCCTGCTGAATTCCGCGTAGCTGGCATAGAGCCATTCACTCCAGTTCATGTAGTAACCAGAGCCACCAGCAGGTTGTGCTTTACAGAATCCAACAGGTGAGGACACGCCTGGATCAAAAACAATTTTGTGTTCCATCCAATCCAGCATTGGGTTGGAACGCAGGGATTGCGTCTTTTCATATTTCTGGAAGAACGAGACATTTTTACCGGTTTCCATGAGGTAAGAGCGCATGTCTTCTTCTGTCATATCAAGCAGCCAGTTCACCAAACCAGACAGCAGTGGAGCGAAGACACCCTGCGGATTGCCCTTGGTATCGAACTTGATCAGTTCTTTTTGTTCTGCTTGACCTCCCTCGAAGGGGCGATCGAATGGAATGGTAAGACGACGGCGGGCAAGACCAGATGTGTAATCAGTGGACTGGATGGCTTCGTTAGCTGTGATCATGACCATCCCGTGGTACTGAAATGGATCTTGGCTTTCAGTTTGGTATTTACGTTCGGAGCGAATCCAATCATTACCTGTGATGGCTTTGAGTTTGGAAACAGAACCACCCCAACGGTCAGCATCCTGGAAGAGCAGGAGCTTTTTACCCATGTAACTGGCGGCTTCAAACCGATTTTTCTCCAGGTTTTCAAAGTCTGTGGAGTAGGTGTTTTGCTTACCGACCAGTGCGACTGCCAGGTTTGCGTAGGTAGATTTACCTGATTTACCAGGACCCACAATCTCTACAAACTTCTGGATCTCGTAGCGACCAAGGAGTGTGGCACGCAGCCAGGCACGCAGAACTTGAGTGCGATTCCAGCTGTTGTGTTGCGTATGCTTCAGCCATTTAACAATGTCTTCACATGTTGCCCCTGGATCATATTCATAGGGCATCTGTTGGATGAGGTGAAGGTTACGATCAAACGGCAAGAGTTCTCTTGAGGTGACATCAAGGACACCATTTGTGAAAAGCAGGTAGTCTGACCCGTCATACCAGTCATCAAATGGCACCTCAGATTGCAATTGCGCATATACATCATTCATGAGGTTAGTGCTGAATCCTTTGGGAAGAAATTCAGATGCCACCAACACCTTGAGCTTGGAGCGAATATCACCAAGCATTTCAACTTTTGTTAATGCCTCCCAGAGTCCTTTGCGTTTGTTGTATAAGAAGAACTGACCATGGGGTTGACTGTACCGCAGATCCCCTGTATACATTGTCAGCACCGTATCTGCGACAAGGTCCGATGAAGGGTTACGTGAGCGGTTGTTGTCTTGGTCTGATTTCTTTTCTTTGCTGCCAAACGACGCACGCGGCTGTGTATTCCACGTATCAGTTGTGTGAGAAGTGCGCGGTTTTTCAGCCAGTGCCATCGCCGTCTGTCCTAAATCGTTTTCAATTTTTTCAATTAATGCAGACACATGTTCAAGTGTCGCATCATCAACAGGCATTACCTTGTGATCTTGAGAAGGCTGCCAGCCATTCTCCTGAGCAATATGAATCAATGACCCAAGAGTTCTGCCGCCACCACGACTAAAGGAAAGCCAGCGGCGGTGACATTCACCATCCCTGTACTTTTCCGATTGCTTGGACCAGTTATCCCACTCTTCTAACAGGGATTCGTCTAAGGAGTGCAGGGATTGCCCAACAGTGATCCAGATGTCGTAGTCATCTGCAGCCTCTGGGGGCATTGCCCACATTGCCTCCCGAGCAACTTGGATGTCACGATCTAGTCCAACTTCAGCTTGGATAGCGAAGTTTGCACCAGCCATGCGTGTGGTTTCTGTGGCTGGCTTCCCTTGCTTGACATTTTTATTGATGATGGCGTTCAGGATCCAGGCAGGGAATTGCGGCAGGTTTTGCACCCACTCAAAACCATGTCCTTCAACGGTGTAGTAACCATCTGTCTCAGGGTGTAAACCCATGAGAACACCCTGGTGGCGTTTCCAGAGGATCTCTAATTTTTCTTTATTTTCTTCACCATGCCATGTGTATTTATTGCGGATGATGTGTTTATGGGACTCACGGTCTAGTTTGTACAACCGACGTTCACGCCCTTCTTTGCCGCTGAAAACGGTCAGCGTGGGAGGCAATGCATCTTTAAAAGAGGTGCCAGCCAGTTCTTCTACGAGTTTGTAAACGCTGGGGCCATCCACATCAACCCAGATCAAGCCGTAGGGATGGTTATAGACGGGACCACCAAGCAGGCCAATTGCCTTACAACGACCCGTAGTAAGTTCTTCTTCTATTTCGTGAACACTGAATGGTTTGGCTTGCCAGCCAACAACGTATGGATCTTTGTTGGCACCGAGTGGTGTGAGAGGCCAGTCAACGGGGATGTAGTCGAGGCGGATTTCACCAGGCTTAAGGGAGTATTGATTTGTATTCATCGCACATCCAGTGAGTCGTCAAGCTTTACTTTAAAGTCTCGATCGGGGAAATAGCCCTCTTTTAGGAGCGAGAAAGCATGCATATGCATACTGGTGGGCAGACAAAAAATGTCCCCTTCCACCGCATTATTCATGCGGTTCATGAGGCTATTTGTCCACTCACCCACAGAAACGTGGATGTCCATGAGGAGGGATTTGAGTGTCTCTTTATCCTACGCCTGGCAATCCAGGGAAAAGGTTACGCATTTCCAGAGATTTGAGACTCACAAGACTTGCATTTAGATTCATATTCCCGCATGATTCTGTCATAGATCATCACAGGATCTTCTTTGCTTTGCAGGCAGACTGTGGTTGCAATATCCCAGGCGATACGTTTTTGTTTCTTGATCGGATCTTCTTGCGTCCAAGCAATCATTAGTCGTTCAGCGTATTAATTACTTCCAGTTGATTGTAGTATTCCTCTACAATCTTGTACCAGTCGGCATGAAGTGCATCCAGGAACCGCCTGGAGATCTTAAAGATTTGAGTGCGTACTGGCGTTGACACCAGGATGGCGGCTTGTTGAACCGTCATGCCAAGTGTTTGCGTAATGGCAATGTCGTATGCCGCCAGTTGTTTTAATGTTTTTTTAAATTTCATGTGACCACCTAGGAGATCACGCCATTCAGGTGAACCTTTCTCCAGATCCTTGGGCCATTTGCGGCTATATGGTTTAACGCTTGTCTTTAAGTCAGCAAGAGTGAGCTTATTATTAACCACCCCAATAATGTCGGGAGCACCAGCCCAAGCTCGCCCGTCAGGATCGCAACCCCACACACGAGCCACGTCATCAGCACCAACAGTAAAATTGAACTTATTAAGAACAGGTGTTTCAGCCCATAGTACCTCTTGGAATTGATCCAGAATTGCTGGCATACCTGACCAAAAATCCGCATATTCAGGTGGTATTTCTGGCTCTTTATTGCCTTTAAGGTACTGCTCCATGCCATAATGAATGGCTGTACCACGTTCCGCAGCAGCTTCTTTGACCCCAGGGTTAGCCTTGGACCACATTTCAAGCTTCCGTTTGTTTGCTTCGGATGCTGTTTCACTGATGATGGTGGTTACGGACGGTGCAGGACCAGATGGAAGCGGAGTGGTATAGTGCCTTTTACCATTAAGCGTAATTCTGGTTGCGGTCCTATTAAGGTTCCGCATAAGATCTGGCTGCTGATCCTGGAGTTTTACCCAGGAATCTTGTGATTCAAGTCTAGCAACCACGTTTGGTTTTGTATATTATTCTCAGAGTATCACACTTAGAGGCTTACTGCGAATGGATGATTTTAAGTATGCAATTGCTAGCATTTTATTTGCCATGCTTGCAGTAACCGCCATGGATGCTTATGTTATTTTTATTGCATCCAAACCGTGAACGGTCTGCAAAAAACCTGGTACTGGATCCAAGGCTGGTACTCGTGCCTTTCATGGATTGTGCTTGTACTGCTTCAAGAATTATTTTGTTTTATTAAAAACATGGGCTGCAATTTAACACGGTTTTATTACGACATTGATGGTTGGCCAGTAACAGAAGATATTGAAACAGCAGAAGCTGATGAATATGAAAAAAAACTAGAGGAACAGGATATTGACTATACTCGAATTGATTTATAAATCATCCAACGATGTGGGAAGAGTATTTTGCTGGCATCAAATCTGAACTTGGCGCCAGGTCTCACGGCTTTGAAAGAATTTTTGCACATTTAAATCAACGCCCAAATCCAACGATCATTGAAACCGGTACATACCGAGAAGAAAACAACTACCGTGGTGACGGTTGCTCCACATTATTGTTTGATAATTATGTGCACCACCAAGGTGGCACACTAATATCTGTTGACATTGATCCCAAGGCTTGTGAGTTGGCACGAATGTCAACAACACATGCGGAAGTTGTGGAATCAGATTCAGTTGAATTTCTTTCTACGCTAAAAGGAAAAGCCGATTTACTTTATTTAGATTCTTATAACATTGAAAATTGGGCAAATGATTGGGCTCCAGCTGCGCATCATCTTAAGGAATTGTTTGCCGCAAAAGATGTAATCAAAGATGGAACTTTGATTGTTGTAGATGACAACATTAAACAAGGGAGTAAGCGCCTTGGAAAAGGTCGATTAATTTATGAGTTGATGGACTCCCTTGGAATCGAACCGTTCCTTGATGAGTACCAAGTTGGTTGGGTTTGGTACGAAATGTAAACCGTACTCATTTGTTGTGGATACCGTATTTACAATTTAACGGTATCCATTGATCATGTTTATAGGTTAATTACTACCTATAGATATGGTCTCATATATACTGAGAGGACCAAAGATTTCTGAAATGGCGTTATCTAATCAAGTTAAAGATGCTATTGATCAAGCAAGTAATCATCTGCGAGACGCTTTGGCATTTGCTGCACGAGCCGAGCATCCGATCACGATCTCCACCATCACAGACATCTTGGTACGCTTGGAGTCCTTAGAGTGCATGGACGAACTCATGCAGAAATTCCGTAAGACAGGCAATGGCAGGGAAGTACCGGATACCTACGGAAGCTGAGCGACTGGAGAGGTACTTCATAGAGCTTGCCCGTGTAATTCCTAACCCTGGTAGGGACTGGGCCAAGAGTGCTGCACCGTGTAAGTATCTTAAACTATTAAAAGAACGCAAGGAACGGTTACAAAATGCCACAGAAGAAACCGGGTGATCCTGGCTTGTATGCCAATGTTCATGCCAAGCGTGAGCGCATTGCAAAAGGCAGCGACGAAAAGATGCGTAAGCCTGGTGAGAAAGGTGCACCTACTGCCAAAGCATTTAAGCAGTCTGCTAAGACAGCAAAGAAAAAGAAATAGTTTATACTGATTGCGCTCAACTGTACACGCTCGCGAGTCTTCGGCCCGTGAAGTTGGAGTCGGTAAGGAAGAACTTGATTCCTGGCTTGAGCAACCAGGAATTTTTTGTGTTATCTTGATGTTGATCGAGGTGTAGCGCAGTTTGGTAGCGCATCTGCTTTGGGAGCAGAGGGCCGCAGGTTCAAATCCTGCCATCTCGATATGCTGGATTAGCTCAGTGGTAGAGCAGCAGTTTTGTAAACTGCCGGCCGTCAGTTCAAGTCTGACATCCAGCTTTAATTCGTTATATTAATAAGAGCGTATTTGATATGGATGCCAAGCGCATCACGTAAGCAACGTATCAATAAGAATCGAGAGAAGCTTCTTGAGTACAAGAAGACCTTGGAGTGCGAGCAGTGTGGGTTGAAGGATTATCGCGTGATTGAATTCCATCACGTCAGTGAAAAAGATATGAACGTATCAACGATGGTAAAAGATGGATACGGCTGGAGCCGCATCCAAGAAGAGATTAGTAAATGTATACCACTATGTTGTAATTGCCATAGAGTAGAGCATTGGTGCAATTAACGTCCAAAGATTGAACCACGATTTAATAAGTTTGCAAATTGTTCAATGCGTGAACCGGCTTGATCCCACCAAGGGCGACCAACAGTTCTAGTTCCAGCAACAGAACCATAAGGCACTTCAATGAGTCTGCCGTTTAAAACAGCTTTACCCCCCCTTGGTCGAATAGAAGGTGTAGGTCCTGCGTATGCAGCAGAAGGTGCGGGTTGATTTCTTGTAACCCAATCTTTACCTGTTTGCGCTTTATATGCACGATTAAGTGATTTACCTGTTTCAATTAATCCAAGCCCACCAAGAACACCACCAGCCAAAGGAAGACTTGATCCAATTACAGCAGCAGGTCTTGCATAACCAGCGGCACGAAGAGCTTGCAAGCCTTTAGCTGTTGCTCCACCAGCAGCTGAACCAATGGCAGTGTTCAATGCAGCTGTGGTGCCAGCCTGCGCATAATTGCCTTGAGCAAGAGCATCAATTACTGCAGGGTCCATTGCTGTTGCAATAGCACCAGTTGCTAAACCACCAAGACCTAAACCCTGAATTGGCTTTGATTGTTCAATTAAATTCTCAACAGTTTTATTAAGTAACTTATTGGCTGCTTGTGGACGCAAATTATCTCTATAAATAGTAATTTTACTTAAACCTTCCTCTGCATTTCCAAAAGGATCCAAAGGATTTATAGGATTTGTATAGCTATTAATTGGCGTTATTCCAAGGGCGTTATAACGAGCTCTTTCATATTTAAACATTTGATCCATTTCATCAACATTAAAAGCTGTATATCTTGCCTTATCAGAAGGAGGTAAAATACCCAACTGACGCAAATCTGTTTTACTTGCAAAAGAACCAAACGGGCTTAGTGTTTGCCCTTCTACTGGAAACTGACCAAGGATTCCGGTTACAGCTTGTGTAGCAGGAGTTGCTGGCTCTCCAACGTTTGGTACTAAACGTGCAAAGCGTTCAATGGCTTGGAACTCTGTAATGTTTTCTGCCTTTGCAAGTTGCTGCAAATTTTGGCGCAAAATATCTCCTGGCCCACGGTTTGCCCCCCGTAAATTTTGGACTGAATATGCAAAAGGTAAATTTCTTTCAGCAAGAAGCGCTTGTAAATCACCAGCTGTTAATTCCCCCCTTGCACCAATTAAATCTTTTCTAAAGTGAATATCACCAGAGCTTCCCCGACTTGAAGTAACACCCCAAGAAGGCCCTGTGCCTGGGCCAAGATCCTCATATTGTTTAAAACGTACACGTGGTTCTTTATATGGAGTTTCTAAAATATCCCCAGTATATAAATATTTTGCTTCTTTTGAAGGATCTGCGTTAATTCGCGAAATATAAATAGAAGGATTTTCCTGGGCAAACTTTTGCCCTTGCCCCCAATTACCTTCTGCATAGCTATACTGTGGTCTTTCTAGATTTCCCCAAATATATCCAGCGGCTCCAGGCGTTTTATTGGAAAGAGTTTCAAGTTTATTTTCTAATCTTGCCAGTTCTTTTGTTGTTTCCGGACTTTTGTTTGTATGGAAAAGGCCAGAAGGAGAAACAAATTGTGAGTATTCAAAGTGAGCTTTGCCTAATTTATCTGCTAAAATTTCTGCATAATCTTTAGCAAAACGACTGGGATCTGGTCCAGGTGTAACCGTAATTGCTTGTATATCCCCTTCGGGAAAAATTGTTTTATTTGCTACAGCTTGTTGATAAGAACCTAATTCCGAACTTGGCGTATCAGGTTTAGCCAATAAATATTCTGGGTATGTTTTTTCAGTTTTGTATAGATCATCGGTACGAATAAGTCTATCAAATACACGGCTACTTGCAGCACGTTGGCTTAACGGAATTGTTTCCTTGTTAGTAAGTTTTCCTTGAATATTTGCACCACGAGATACATCAAATAAATTTGGATCGGCGTTAGGAAACATCCTTTGCGCTTCTTGTTGTTTAATTACGGTTGTATTTTCTAATAAATTTTGGAATGGAAGAATTGTACCAAAAGGAACTGCTGCTGTTGCGGCTCCCAAACTACCCATTAACTTCAACGCATCTTCGCGTTGTTGTTGAGCTTCTTTAATTTTTTCTTTATCAGCAGCAGAAAGAGTGCCAACAATTGTTGTTGAATTAGGTAGTAGCTGAAAAGGATTCATATTAACGAATTAAACCATATCCTTGATTATAAACTCGTCGCATTAATGGATCTGCTGCGGCAAAGATTCGTTGGACTTCTCGACGTTCATTTGGAGAAGGTGGACCGATTTCATTTTTTGCATACATACTTATGCCCTGCGGCACATATGTTGAAGGATAAGCTAAAACATCTTCTTGAGGATTGGGACCAGAAGCTTCATATGGAATATTTAATTTGTTAAGGACACCAGCTGCTACACCTTGTGCATGTGTTTCTTCAACAATAGAAGGTTTGCCAAACGTTTCATGTGCCCACCTTAAACGTTGACCAGTGTCTCTTGGAATTGAACCAGGAGATGAAATTCCTTCTAGTTGCGTACGACCAAATGAAGGATTGAATGTTGTTTGTTTTAATGCAGAGGGAAATACAGCATGTGCACCTTCATGTGCAACAGTATGCACAGTTCCGCCTAATGGATCTACATAGCCTGTTGTTCTTTGACTTGGGTCATTATTAAATACGACTCCCATGCCAGTGCCCCACATTGGAGAGCCTTCTATTGCCATTACTGAATTGGCTGGTTGCAAATTAAATGTTTTACCACTTTGTTGGTTTAACAGATTAACAACAGCTTGAGTTTGTTCTGTCGGTTGGAACCCATTTCCAGGCACAAAATTAAATGCAGGAGTTTTTAGTGTCCTGCGATTCATGTAGTCTTGAAATAAAGAAGGATCAGCCATTTTTTTTACCTTAAAGTAATGTATTAAGAAATTAAGGAGTTAATTCCATCACGCATTCCTCAATGTTGCTTTAACAAACCAAGCAGCTTTAAACATTTGGCCGACAAGATCAGCCATGTAGTTAGCAATATCAATGGCACCAACTTTTTGTGCAGCAGGCTCTAGTTTCTTGCAAAGGTTGGCACACTGCTCCAGGTTTTTGTAATAGGTAGCAAGCATGTCAGTTCCTTTGTAGGAAGTGACGGCTGTGAACGGGGGAGACGCATCCCGAAGTCCACATCCACACATAGGCATGAGGTAGTCCATGCTTCGGATAAACTCAGCCAGTGTGTCGAACTGCTCCAGATGGCTCTCGTATTGGTCTTTAAGGAACCCATGCACCCCGAGGAAGTTCGCCCCCTCGTAGTTCAAGTGAATGAGATGGGACTGTGTCTCAAGTTCCTTGAGGTAGGCGGTGAGGGCAATGCACTGCTGGATGAAGGACCCGACGTCACCATCCTTTGATTTAGCAGGCCCCTTGGGCTTGGGCTGAGCCTGTGGTACAGCTTGAAGAACAGGAGCTTCGGGCTGTGGTGCTTGACCAGGAGCAGGAGTATACATAGTTTTTAATTAGTACTTACAGTTTATCAGCGGCTAATTTCTTCCCAGTCAACAGCTGCATGAACAGTGGAAGTATTAGCACTTGCAGAGATTAATAAGGATAGCTCATACGGCGTACTCGTTAAGCCATCACGTTCTAATTGAAATTTAAACAACGCTTCTCTAAGAATATCAATCGATGCATTTGATTGATTACTGGCAGAAAAATATCCCTGGGTTAAAACACGACCACCGGATGTACCAGTTCCAGTGAGGTTGTACTCAACTGCTGAATCGGTACCGGCACTTACCCAGCTACCGCCACTTGTTGTTGCACTAGCAACCAACTGCCAGACATAGTTTGCAGTACCAGCGGCTGGCATAACAGACAATGCACTTAAGATAACGATGGCATCAAGTGCAGCAGCTTTCAAACGTAAGGAAACTACAGGATAGAATGTACCAGCAGTTGCCATGCTATAGGGTGCTGTGATTGAGGTACCAATGGCCTGCTGGAGACCACGCAATTCATAGCCACCTTCTGAAATAACGGTAGAACAAACTTGTTTCATTGTGCTGCTACTGGCCGTAGCAGCAGTATTTTTGATTTCATAACGCAAAGGAAGAGATGCAGTTGTAATGTAAGTAGATGTAATTAAATTTGCATGATGAAATGAATGACAATGAACAAATTTACCATTAATAACAAAACCAAGACGAACAGTGCCAAGTCCTAGCCATTCAATATCCATCCATAGGATTTGAGCTTTTGTTAGATCAAGAGTAAATCCTGATTTACCCGTGCCATTTAATGGATCAACATTCCAACTTGATTGCGGCACACTGGTTTCTGTGACAACACCTGTCACAAAATTACGTTCAACAAAAGCCGGAGCAGAAGTACCGTTTTGTTCTAGATAAATGCCATTGTTAGCACCATAGTAACCAACACGCTGCCGTAGGCCAGCCTTTGCAGTATTCATTACAAAAGTAGACATAACCAGAAGTGATTTTCCTGGCTGATATGAAAATACTTTTGTTGTTTCTCGAATAATTTCAGAACCAGATGTTGTTGTGACGTTAAGGTTTACAAGCCCAGCATTAGCATCGAACGATGTAGTGCCGCCGGTTCCACTAGATGTAGCCCAAAGATTATTGTCTCGATAGCGATGACTTGAATCAAATAATGTGAATGGATCACATGTACGTAAACGTCCAAAAGCGTCAGATCCTGTACCACCACCTTGGACATTAACAACACCACTAGAAGATGTTGTAACTTCAACAGGCTGTCCACTGGCTGTAGTAACAACAATGCCAGAAGCGTAATCTAGATAACCAGAGGTGCCATCACCATAGTCATTGATATAACGAATAATCATTGGTGAAGCACAGTATTTCTTTTATTTTAATTCCGATAACGTCTCAACAAAAAACCCAGGGCATTGAATCCCTGGGCTATACCCTTTTAACTAGACTTATTTATTTTAGGACAATACCATCGAGGTTACGAGTGAGGTGCCCATAATCCCTGGGTTCTGTGACGGCAATGTTAGTGGTACCACAGACCTCACAGACGCCATGATGGTAGGTGGCACAGTGATTCTTGGGACCAATGTAGGCACCATCATCTTGGTACCACCCACCGTGCTTAATGCCACAGGAATAGCAAACCCAGTCTGGCCCGTAAGATTTTTTATTTAGCTTCACAGTTTTTTTGACAGGTCCGGCCGTGAACGACATCGTGGAATTGTTTGATGTTGTCAAGTTGTTTTTGTTGGTTGGTGTAGTAGTTAGTAACTGCTTGTTTAAAACAGTCAAATAGTTCTGGGCCGGTCATTTCATCAATGAATTCACAGATGGTGTCCGAGAAGTACTCAATTGCTTTTTCTTTGTAAATGTTGTTGTTTTCCATGGAGGGTGAGAAATTAAATTTTGTCATGCTCGTTGGCGACTCAGCGCCAACGTAAAGTTTTTTATCTGAGTCTTGTGAAACCAAAGATGTGTCAAGGATGTTGACTTTGCGTTGAGCACGGTACCATTCCTGCCATTGCTGAATGGTTTCCATTGGTTTGTCTGTGATATCCATAAATAGAAAAGGCACATCCCAGTGTGATGTGCCATGTAGTGTTTGGGATATTGTAAAGCTTAAGACATAGAAACAGTTGGTTCTGTATCTACAACAACTTGTTGAGCTTTACTTTCTTCGTACATACGTACTGCTTCTAGCATTTCAAAGTACTGGTTACGTACCAAAGGTCCAGCTTCTTTGACGCAGAAGTCATGCCATAGGCACGTGTACAGACCATGCAAGGGATGGGCAGGATCCTGGCGACCAGCACAGTTGTACATGTGTTCCATGAAGTCAGCTTTCTTTTGTTCTTCAATGGCATTCCAATTGCGCAGTTGCTCTTTAAGCCATGGCGTATCAAAGGCACCAGCAGTGTTAAGTTTAGTTGCCAGGTCGTCAGTCATTGGAATCAATTGCTGTAATGGAAGTGTAGACAGAAGAAACATTAGATGCTGCTTCGTAGAGGAGATCATCAATCTCATCCTGAAGAGCAATAGCAATATCCTGTGGAGTTTTACCGCCAAAGGAATCGTATTCTACGTCAATGTCAACAGCAAAAGAGACAGTAAGTTTTGGCACTACAACCAGTTCCATAGCAAGGATTTACTACGAGAACAGTGTATCAGAAATAGTTGTAAAGACGCCCAGCTAAAGCGTTATTTAACATTGTCGGACCAAATTCAATTGCTTTGTTCATTCGGTTTTGATAATCTACCGCTTGACTCAAATCAATATTTCTTTTTGCTTGTGTAGCATTAGAAAAAACATTTGAAAAAACATCTTCAGGAAACCCTGATAAATTAAATGGTTGCGTACGTAAATTCCTGAGATCAGGAATTAATGAAAACCTGACATAATAATTGGGTTGTGATGGTATATCAGATCTAGAGTAATTAGGTTGCGCTGGTATATCAGATCCAGCATTAAGACTATTAAAAAATTTTTGCCTATGTTGTGGAGCCGCACTGTAGTCATAGGCATTTGTATTGCCTATAAGCCTATCAGTTGAAAAAGCATTTAAATATCTTTGCGCCAAGGACATTTTAATTTCCCAGTAAACGCTCTAAAGAATGTGCTTGATGCTGCTGGTAGTAGCCCAGCCGTTCTTGAATTAAGTTGTAGTAGTTAATAGAAGCATCAACCATTTCCTCTGCGTCCATGGAGGACGCAAGGTTTTCATTGGCAAGCATACCAGCAGTCAAGATAACAACACCTAGTTCTTGTTTAGAACCAAGCAATGCGGTAAGAGGTGTCCCGTCCTGCGTGAAACCAGCAATCAATTTATTTAAAATGCTGTCTCCACCCATGGGACACCTCGTGTTGTTTCTTAATTGTATGACAGTTTATTTACCTATCTTGGCTAGGTAATACCAATAGGCGTTCATGGCATTTTGATGGAACCGTTTGCCAAGCAACAGTTTGAGTTTTTTTTGCTCTAGTTCATCAGCACGGGATTCATTGTATGGAAGGATTTCCCCATGATCTTTAAGCATGTCAAGTTCTAAGTCATTCATTTCAATTTGCAAATCAAAATCGCTGACTGCATGTTGATGACAATTCATCCGGATACGTGCATCATCACTGGATGCAGGAGGTTCAATCTTTTGGTAGAAGCTCTCCTGGATACTCGGATGTTTGTAGTTCCACTCGTGGTTCGACATAGATTCGTTTGGAGCGGACGCTGTATTCTTGAGTGACTTTGACTCCAGACGGTAGGTGTTGTCCTGTTTGGTAGGCATTACGTATGGCATCGAGGTTAGGGAGAACTTTAGTTTTGGTTGTAGGTTCTGTTGTGTCTGAGATAACAGCACCTGAGATTGACCGTAGCACAACTCGTTTTGTTGTGGTGGTTTCTTCTTCAACGCAATAACGTTCTCTTTCTTCAGGACTCCATACGTCCGGATCCGAGGAGATTTCAACAGTTAAGTCCCTTTTCTTAACGAGTGTGAACTGGTAGTTGCGTCCCGTGATCTTGTTGGTGTTGAAGGGGAGGGAACGCTTGAGCCAGTTTAACAATCCCTTAAGCGACCGCAGTTGGGATTCGTGGTGACGTTTGGCATTCGTGATGAGTTCAGATTCTTTCTTGATGCGTTCCAGGGCGTCTTCGTGCGCCGCCATGGCGTAGTAGATACGATCAATCTTTTCAGAGCGAAGCTGGGAGCAAGTCTCCAGTTCCGCTTTAGCAAGCTCTTGGGACTCAGGAGTGAGAAGAGGGAGAGACTGCTCGAGAGCAGCATAATGCTTGTACAACTCGTAAACATTTAGTTTATTCAGTTTTGTTTCTGTGATCTGGGCCATGGGTCAGTTGAGTTGGGTAATGATATTAAAATTGGTTATTTGTTTAAACTTTTTATTTTGTCTTGCTAAACGTCGTCGTGATTCCCGAGCAGACTCAAGAACTAGCTTCAAGCCTATTCCATTGTTAGCGTCAACCATGGCAGAATAATTTCCATGAATTAACTCACGCAATTTGTACTCACTAGTGCCATTACGAAAATCAGGTTCGCTGTTAGTCATTGTTTAAACGGTATGGAAATGGGATTGAACTTTGTTGATGCAGTAGGACAGCAGCATGCCTGCTGCTGCCCACAACAAATCTTTCAGCACTGGGACAATAGCACCAAGAATGGATTCAAACATGAATGAGATGAGTTGATGAAATGTGTTAGTCAGTTTAACGTCATGACTAGGACGTTTTATTAATCATCGAGCTGCTCCAGTGCGCGGCGGATGATGTGGTAGCGCTCGTTGTGTTGCCCTTGATCAATGTGAAGCAACGCATGTAGCGCCTGCTCCTTCAAGCTCGGCGGCTTGGGGCGGCGGTTAGAGCGCAGACGGTCTGCACCGGTTTTCCATATCTCAACAGCGCAAAGCCACTCACAGCACGCCTCCAGCTCCTGGTCGGCGCCCCAGCGGGCGGCTTGGGTGGCGATGTAACGCTGATCTGCCATTGGTGCAGTGGCAGCTTCTTCGTTCCACTTGCGGATCAGCTCCGGCGGTGGGGTGATTGGGTGTTGGTCAGTCATTTTTTGAGTTGCCATTTGCTGAGATAATCCATAAGAGTGTCAACTTTATTGCTGACAGCTTTAATTTCATCCATCATTTCTTTGCGAGATACATAGATCTCTGGCAAGTAAGGATCATTTTTACCATCAGGGTCTGAGATCTTTTGTGCTTCAGCTTCTGCTGCATACACACATTCTTGGAACATCTCCCAGGCAAGTTTCTCGTCCATGACTTGACGAGTACCTGGATCAAAAGCAACTAATAGTTTGCCAAGGAACTTAGCTTTTTCTCGGAAGATCTCAATGAATTGATCTTCAGGTAAGCCGCAGGGGTTCAATTTCATCTTCAGGAAGAGCGTCAGATACAGCAATAGTAAGGGCATCAAGGATGAATTGTTTTTGTTTGTCTTCACCCCATGATGTCCATTCAGCAAGTTCTAAGTCATTTTCATCCCATTCGATGGTGATGTCACCACCACCATCTGGGTTTTCTTTGTATTCAATGTGTAGTTTGTCGATGAAGGAGGGCATGGTTTGTAAGAACAGATTCAGCGTATTCTTCTATGTGCATTTTATATTCTGCACCTGCCTTAATGAGAAGCCAATAAGTTTCTTCATCAATCTCTAAATCAAGTTTGTATTTGCCATTGGAAAGGATCATGATTTCTTAACAGCCTCCTTGAGTTGAGGTAGTGCAGTACCAGGGAATGGAACGTAGCCTGCCTCCATCATATTGAAGAACAGATCCCACGCATGGTGCTGTGTCAATACGTCATTGGGTTTGTAGGTACGCCAGTGGCTGAGCGGTGCTTGTGCACCTGACTTGGTATGTAGCAATACAAAACGTCCGTCACTGTTGGCGTCAACGGGAGGGGCATACCACCAAGCGACGCACTTATCAGACACACCACTAGGTGCTGCATTGCGTAGTTCCGTGCGTTTGCAGAGCAACTCACGATACTTCTGGAACCAGGTCAGGTGTATACACCACGGTTCAAATCCCTGGATCTCTTCTTGGAAAGCAGATAAGTTGTTGAGCTGACGTTGAAACGACCCACACGAGCATGTAGGTTTGCCAAACAGCGGCTCTTGTTCGGTATCAGAGTCCAGTTCAGAGTCCAGATCAAGCG